TAAATCTTGGAATCGACGCACCTAAAAAATACACTCTTATTAAAGAATCACAACCATTAAACACATCATTACCTATACTTGTTACACTTGCTGGAATTATTACGCTTATTACAGAACTACAATATTGAAAACAACCTACTCCTATACTTGTTACAGTGAATGTACCTGGATATTTTATTGATCTACTATCACTTACAGTTGAAGGAATTGTTATCACGCCTGATATATTTGTATCTTTCGCTTTTACTGAGCATGTTGTCGATGTAAGGAGGGTATAAGTCAATTTTCCTATTGTGAAAATAGGGGATAATTCTGTTATTGTATTAAAAATATTTGATAAATATGATGTATTTGTACCCGGCTGATAATATGCGGTACCTTGCTTCACAACCTCACCAGACGGAACTACACCAAAAATACTTGATAACTTTGGAATAGTTGTACCTAGAAAATACACTTTTATTGTTGATAGAGTACCAGCAAACGCCCTATTACCTATACTTGTTACACTATTAGGAATCGTTATACTTGTTAATGACGAACAACCTTGAAACACTCGTTCTCTTATACTTGTTACACTAGCAGGAATACTTATACTTGTTAATGAGGAACAATAGGTAAACGCACTATTACCTATACTTGTTACACTAGCAGGAATTGTTACACTTGTTAATGACGAACAATTGTAAAACGCATAACTTCCTATACTTGTTACTGATGAAGGAATTGTTATGCTTGTTAATGAGGGACAATAAGAAAACACAGCATATCCTATACTTGTTACTGATGAAGGAATTGTTATGCTTGTTAATGAGGAACAATTTTGAAACACTCGTTCTCCTATACTTGTTACTTTATCAGGTATCGTTATGCTTGTTAATGAGGAACAACCATAAAACGCAGTATTTTCTATACTTGTTACACTATTAGGAATCGTTATACTTGTTAATGACGAACAATATTGAAACACTCCTTCTCTTATACTTGTTACACTTGAAGGAATTGTTATACTTGTTAATAACGAACAACCAAGAAACGCAGTATCTTCTATACTTGTTACACTAGCAGGAATTGTTATACTTGTTAAAGACGAACAATTATGAAACGCTCCATCTCCTATACTTGTTATTGATGCGGGAATTGTTACATTCGTTGTACTCAATTTAATTGGACATACTATTAATGTTGTTTTATCCTTATTATACAATATACCTTGAGAATCACTTGAATAATTTGTGTTAGAAGTATTCACATCTATACTGGTTAATAACGAACAATCTATAAACGCATAATCCCCTATACTTGTTACAGTTGGAGGAATTTCTATACTTGTTAATAATGGACAAGATTTAAACGCATTCAACTCTATACTTGTTACTGTGTATGTGGGAGAATTAACAAGTGATCTATTATCTGTTACTGTTGAAGGAATTATTATCACTCCTGATATATTTGTATCTTTCGCTTTTACTGAGCATGTTGTCGATGTAAGAGAAGTGTAAGTCAAATCTCCGATTGTGAATGAAATAGATGTATGCTGTAATTTTCCTGTATAACTATATCGTGAAACAACATTTTGTTCTATTTCTTGTTCTGTTGGTATTTCTGTAAAACTGAAGAAACCAATCATTACAGTATTGTCACTGTAAAAAAACGCAATCCACCATCCACCCCAATAGTCTGTCATGTTATTAGCATATGCGTTGTCAGTAATCCAATAACCAGTTCCAGGCAGTGGATTAATAAAATAACCATCCACATATAATTGCGTGCCTTTTATATGCTTAGCGTTGTCATCACTAATGTAAAGATCTGCTGGAATCAAACTCATATATATATATATATTATAATTTTCTTTACAAATTTTTTACTTCTATTATATGAATTATTTAAAGAAATAATAATGTTATTTAATAATGGAAAAGAGTCGTTTGTTACATGAAAAGGGTTAATTATAATAAAATTGAATTTATTTAATTATATTAAACAAATTATACATCATATAATATATTTAATCTTAAAGAAATGAGTGCGACTACTTACAATGATAACATTAGTTCAAAAATAACATTTGTTCCTTCGTTTTATTTTATAATATCAATATCAAAAACTACTATCGAAGATAGAATATCAAGTATAATGTCCAGTTTAGGTATTGATATATTCGGTTATAAAAAAAAGGAGGACGAGTATTGGGGAAAAATAACTAATTCTAATAATAATAAAACAATTACAATTAGTTTGTATCTATTTAAGATAACCGAAAAGGATACTAGATGTATTATTAGTGTTTTTAACACTACATTAAACCAGAGTAAAAAAATAACAAAAGATATTTTTGAAAAAATAAAACACATCGAAACTAGTAAATTAATTTATAGTAAATAAATAAATGAATCATGAATAAAAAAAATGAAATACTTTTCTATAACTAACGTATAACAATAGATATATGATCCGTTTCTCTCAAGAATTTAAGAAAATGACCTACAGACAAAAAGCGATTAGTTGGCTACTTCATGCCATCAAAATTATTTTAGGAGATGAAAGTATCAGACGATATGTCATATTGTTTTACTATCCTGATATCACAAACAGCGGTAAAAAATACATAAAAACGTTCGACGCATTTGTTCCAAAAGGTAAGACACGTGAAGACAAAGCAGAAGTAATTACAAAATATTGCGAAACCGCATCTCAAAAAAAAGGTGTTGTTGTATTTACAGCATCCAATATTCAGCAAGACATACTAGATAATGAGACTCATTTTCAAACTTACATCGTAGACAATAGCACAAAATCTCTTATTGTTTCAGACCCAGCGTTTGATATAACCAAGGAAGGAAACTCTGGTATTTACATGGCAGAAGTATCTAACGAAGTTGTTATACCCTTTTTCGAAAAGAAAGGATACAACACGAAATTTGTTGAATTAACTACACCAGCGCAAATATGCGAAGGCGACGTATTTTGCCAATCGTGGTCTCTCTACATTCTTTTACAAAAACTAAAAAACAAAGAATATCTTCGCGATATATCTTTAGAAATTCCAAAAGAACAAATAAACAAATACGATATGCTTCTAGGCTTTTACAAGCAATTATTTACTGATATGCCTGAACTTGGCGACAATTTGAGGGCTGAATATGAAGGCGAAATAGTAGAGAATCGCGGCCCAAATAAACCAACAAAAACAGAAAAAGAAAACTTTTTGAAATTTGACCCGGTAGAGTTACTTATGGATATGTCAAAACACGAAATGAAGTAACAGTCTTTTCATAAAACAACACAAAATCAAAAATAATAATAAAATAATAATAAAATAAAACTTTTTTCTTATATTTATACGCCTTTTTTCATTTCAAATGTCGTCTTTTTTGTTTTTGAATGACCATATTTATATTTTTTTCTTGATTTATTTGCTAAAATAAACGCTTTTTTATTGTGATCACATCCCTTTTCAATTATATCGTAATCAACTGCGGCTGCTTTTCCAGAAGTTAAGGAACTTGCTAATCGAGCTAATCCCCACGATTTTGGCGTTTGATTCGGTCTTGATCCAGATGAATAATACGCACCTTCTCCTTTTTTAACAATTTCATTTAATGCTGTTAATTTACAACCTGTTTTTTGTGCTAATTCTTTGTTAGGTATTATTTTTTTTATATTATATATTTTACGAGCGTTGGATATATGTTTTGACTCTTTATGTTTATAGGATGATATATGTTTGCGTGTATAATATTTTTGTTTTTTATATAGGGTTTTTGATTTTACCAACATTTTAACTTGTTTTATTTTATCTTTTTTTGTTATTGTTTTTGGTAAATATCTAATTGGAAATTGTATTTTTGGCATTTATTATATGTTTATAAATTAAAAATACCGATTTTTAATTTGTAAAGGGTCAAAATGTCAGTAATATATTTTTAGTAATTTAATAAATGAATCATTATTAAAAAAATTGAAATACTTTTACGAACTATTGTTGTTTTAATAATAACCTCTTACATATTGTTTTCAAACTTCTCTCAAAATGAACTCCGAACCTATTACTACTATCGAAATGAAAACTTGCTCCAAGTGTGAAGCAGACAAACCCATTACTGATTTCGCAAATAATAAATGCTCCACAGCAACACACGACTCCGATGGAAACAGACTTATTCGCCCGGAGTGTAAAGATTGTACAAAACGTGAAGCAAGTGACCGTAAAAAAGCATACGTTCAAGCAGGTAAACCTGAATACCCTCCGGCAGGAACAGGCTGTGATATATGTGCGAAGCCAGGCACATCTAGATTTCCTATCCTTCGTTTTGACCATAACCACGAAACCCTTGCCCATAGAGGTTGGTTATGCGACAAATGTAACCGATCACTCGGCTGCTTAGGCGATGACGTCGCCAGTATATTAAAAGTATTGAATTATTTGAATAAAACTGAACAAAAAACACTCGCAATTAATTAGGACTGCAAAATCAAAATCTTATAAAAATGTTATTATATGTGTATTATCTTTATTATATGTATTATATGTATTATATGATTGAATCTAAATTGTAACTATTATTAATTAAATGAAAAGTGCGACTACTTAGTCAATATTTTTTTCATATTTTGATGATTGTCTAATCTCTCTTTTGCCAAGTCGAAATATTTTTTTTCCAATTCAATACCAATAAAATTTCTATGTGTGTTTATACACGCAACACCCGTAGATCCACTTCCCATCGTATTATCTAATACGGTTTCACCTTCATTTGAGTATGTTTTCACCAAATATTCTAATAATAAAACAGGCTTTTGTGTTTCGTGTATAGTTGTGCTTTCAATATCAAACTCAATAAAATCCTTTGGATAGTTTGTAAATTCTTGTTGATATTCTGTGTTACTAATTAATTTATTATTCTTGCCTAGATGATGCTCTTGATTAAGCATTTTACCAATTCGTTTTTGTGAATTTACTTTTTTGACTACCTTTGGAATTAAATTTTGAGGATTAAATGTCATATTACCTGTGTGTCTTGAAGCAGCGGCTGCTCCACCTGGCGAAAATACTATTATATCTTCTGTGCATTTCATAGGACGATAATTTGCTAATAAAAACTGAGTTGTTTTATTTTTTTTCCATGTTATTACATACTTAAACCATTCGTAATTTGCCGCGATTAACTTTGTAGTAAAAGGTTGTTGTCCAAACAATACTACAACACCTGTTGGTTTTTTTAATATTCTTCTATACTGTTCCCACATTTTGGCTGTATCAATAATTACATCCCATTTACACTTTGTGCTACCGTATGGCAAATCACAAAGGATTAGTTCGATACTATCACTAGGTATTTTTTTCATTTCTTCAATACAATCGTTATTAAATAATGAAACGGTTATTTGAGGATTCTGATTTTCTGTTTGTTCATTTACTTCTTTTGCTTCTTCTATTTCGTCCTCTTCTATGACTACTATTTTTTTTACTGGTTCTTTATCTTTCTCTCTCTCTTCTGGCTGTATATTTTTACTTTTTTTAACCTTTTTTACTTTTTTAATATCGTTTGCTACAATTGGTGGTTCAATTTCCATATTAATTAATAATACACTACTTTTAAATTTTAATATTTTAATCAATTTTTTATTTATTTTATATAATTTTTACTTAAAACTTATTATTTATAGTATTAATAAACGAATAATGAGTAATGAAAATAGTCAAACAAATTCTTCTATATGGTCCTGTATTTCTGTATATTTTAATGATATATTTGGTCCAAGTTTTTATTCAAATATTTCACAATACACAAAAAGATTATTTTGTGTTTCTGAACATCATTACAGTCCATTAAATGAGGAAGCATGACGCATATAAGATGTTAAAAATATAATTAATATATATAACCTATATAAACAGATAGCAACAAATAAATATATAAATAAAATGGTCAAAATTTGCTCTACTACTGAATATCCTTCTGAAAACGAATCAAAATATAAAGAATATTTTGAAAAATATGATTATCCTCTTCATATTTTTCAAAAATGGGCGCTAGAAGCAATTATTGAAGGAAATCATGTATTAGTATGTGCTCCAACAGGTTCTGGTAAAACTATGCCAGGCGAGTTCGCTCTTGATTTTTTTCATTCAAAAGGCAAAAAAACAATATATTGTAGCCCTATTAAAGCACTTTCGAATCAAAAGTATTACGATTTTACTCAAAAATACCCACATATAAGCGTTGGTCTTATTACAGGCGACATTAAATGTAATACTACTGCTGATGTGCTTATTATGACTACTGAAATTCTACTAAATAAGTTATATCAACTAAAAAGCAGTCAACCACCAAATACTTCATCCATATCATTTGAAATGAATATTGAATCCGAACTAGGTTGTGTTGTCTTTGATGAAATACATATGATTAATGATGAATCAAGAGGCCACGTATGGGAAAATTCCATTATTATGTTACCAAAACATGTTCAAATGATCGGGCTTTCAGCAACATTAGATAATCCTGAAAGATTCTCTCGTTGGCTTGAAACCAGAGGTGAAACAGAATCATCATCTAACAAAATTGTCTATCTATCAACTAAAAAAGACCGCGCTGTTCCTCTTACACATTATAGTTTCATTACCGTTCCAAATGGTATTTTTAAAGCTATAAAGGATAAAGCGGTTCATGAAGAAATTAAATCCATAATAAATAAACCACACGTCATTCAGTCTGCGAACGGAATTTATAATGAACACCATTATAACAAGATGCATAAAATGTTGGAACTATTTGAATCAAAAGATATTCGAGTAAAGCGTCATCACGCGATAAATCAGGTAGCCAAACATCTATTTGAAAATAATATGTTGCCAGCATTATGTTATGTATTCTCTCGGAAACAATTAGAAATTTGTGCGAAAGAAATGAATACTGAAATTTTAGAGGACGATTCAAAGGTTCGATACATCGTTCAAAAAGAATGCGAACAAATTATAAGAAAATTGCCTAATTTTGAAGAATATTTACATCTACCAGAATACGTAAATTTAGTAAATCTGTTAGCAAAGGGTGTAGCAATACATCATTCGGGTATGATGCCTATTTTGCGAGAAATAGTCGAGATTCTGTTCGCAAAAGGATACATTAAAATGCTCTTTTGTACAGAAACAGTTGCTATAGGGTTAAATTTGCCCGTTAAAACAACTATTTTTACAGATATTAATAAACACGATGGGACACAATTTCGCACTTTGTATGGTCACGAATATACACAATCAGCAGGGCGAGCAGGAAGGTTAGGGTTAGATACCGTTGGTCATGTGATACATTTGAATAATATTTTCAGGAATGTAAATTCAGTTAATTATAAACAAATGTTAAAAGGTGCTCCTCAAACTCTTACTTCAAAGTTCAAGATTTCGTATAATCTTCTTTTAAATTTAGTTGATATTGGAGACAAAAATATCAGTCAATTTGCTAAGCGAAGCATGATAAAGGGAGATATTGATAATGAAATAAAAGATTTATATTCTAAGATATCTTCTTTAAATGATGAAATAAATAAATTACATATGATTATAGAAAATTATAAAACTCCAGAAGAAACTATCCAACAATATTTGGTATTAGTAGAAAAACAAAAGGTTTCTGTCAACAAAAAGCGTAAAGAAATTGATAGAGAGATTTCAAGTTTAAAGAATGTTTTTGAATCATTAGAAAGCGATAGCAAAACATATGAAAAATATAAATTAAAATGCCACGAATTTCAAGACATAGGAAAAGAAGTCGAACTTTTAGAGGAATATACAGAATCAAAAACAAATATTGTATTAGAATTATTAAAGTCAGAAGGATTTGTAGAGAGAAACGATAACGAATATAAATTAACTATTAAAGGCAATATTGCCACTCATTTGCGTGAAATTCATAGTTTGGTATTTGCTAATTTATTTGAAAATAATATTTTTGACGATTTGACAGCAATCCAGATGGTATCATTATTTAGTTGTTTTACAAATATAAGAGTTTCAGATGAATTAAAATCAATCGTTCCAAAAAGCGAAGATACTCAACTAGTTAAGATTATTAATAACGTAAAATCTCAATATGATTATTATTATGATAAAGAAGTTGAACTTCGTATAAACACAGGGGTTGATTATAATATACAGTATGATTTAATTGAAAATGTAGTTACATGGTGTAAATGTGAATGTATTGAAGATTGTAAGTTCTTTTTACAACAAATTGAAGGTGAAAAAGAAATTTTTTTAGGAGAATTTGTAAAAGCGCTTTTAAAAATTAACAATATTTCGTCTGAAATGGAAAAGGTTGCCGAGTTTTTAGGTAATATTCCATTATTAAGTAAATTAAGAGAAATTCCCAAAATTACATTAAAATATGTTGTAACAAATCAATCTTTATACGTGTAAAAATAATATTTAATTTTATTATATATTTTAACTATATAGTATGAAGTTAGTTATTCGGGGTGCTGCGTTCAACATATTATGTATTATTATATTTGGATTTATTTACTGGACTTTTCAGTCACATTTTACAAAAGATAAGGATTTTGAAAAAATGATATATGGAGACCCTATCGATTTTTTCTTTTTAAGTACTACAATTCAAGCAGGTGTCGGTTATCAAGACCTTACAGCAGTTACTAATATTAGTAAAATTCTGTTAATGATTCAGCAATTTATAATGATAACAACTAATTTATTTTTGCTTTACATATTTACACTTTAAAATACTTATTTATTACATTTTATTTCTTATTGTGTTTTCTTCTTTTTATAGTTCTTCTTATAGTTTTTCTTTTTTTTGTGGGTTTTCTTCCCTTCTTTCTTAGTCTATTTTTAGTTAATTTTTTACCGCCGTATTCATTTGGTTTAACTGTTTTACCTTTAAAATAATTTCTAAATTGAGAAGCTGTCCTAGATAATGAATCTTTAAAGGGTTGTTCTGGTGGTTTAATTTTTAAACATCTGTTTATAGCACTATAATATCCTGACACAGGGTTAAAAAATTTCGAAAGAGAACGTCCAGATTCAACTAATTTTTTGTATAAATAAGAAACTGGTCTTTCATCTAGAAATTCACAATTTTTCATACCACCACCACCATCATGATATTCATCTGCTATTTTTTGACAAACAAATTTGTAAAAAGAATTTTCTTTTTCATCATATCTAGATATTAAGTCTTTAACCATTTCACTATTTGCTCTTCCAGCATCTGCGTTAATTTTACTTATAAGTATGTCACGCTTGTTTCTTAGTCTTGAGTAGTCAGTCCAAAGTCCTTCAACCTCTAAACTAGTACATCCTATTTTTGACAAAAAGCAACGTTTAGTCTCTTCTATAATTGAGTCAAAATTATATAATAATGTTTTTATATCTTTTTGTTTTTGTTTTAAGTTTTGTTCTAATTCTCTTAAATTTTGTAACCCAACAGATTTATCCGGTGGTAAAATACTATACCGTGAGTCTCCTTCGATAGTAATATTATCTGGGTCTATTGTCGATACTCTATCTCTTTCTGGATTATACTCATCGTGTGCTGTTGCAGCAATAGTATGTTCGCTCATTATAATATATATAAATATATTTATCAATTATGTTAAATATATTGCTATATTAAAAAGTTAAATATATGATTTTAAAATTATAATATGTCTTTGATTAACAACAAATATATATTATGCGAACAAATAGGTTATGGCTCTTTTGGAACAATTTATAAAGCAAAAAATATACGAACCAACGAAAATGTTGCGATAAAGGTTGAACCAATTAAAAATGGTACTAAATTATTAAAAAACGAATCTACTATCTATCAATTTTTAAACAATATTACAGGTATTCCAACTGTAAAATGGTTTGGTAAAGATACAATAAACTATTATATGGTTATTAATTTACTTGGCGAATCTCTTCAGAGTTTAAAAGAGCGAATGGGTACACTTTCTCTCAAATTAACACTTCAAGTAGGTATCCAAATAATTTTTTTATTAAGGTCATTACATGATAAAGGACTAGTTCATAGAGATGTAAAACCAGATAACTTTCTATTGGGATTAAATGATAGGAAAAATCAATTAAACATTATAGATTTTGGGTTTTGTAAAACCTATATTCATAATGAAAAGCATATAATATGTAAAAAAACGAATAATTTGATTGGTTCCATAACATACGCAAGTATAAACTCGCATAATTGTATAGAATTAAGTAGGAGAGATGATTTAGAATCATTAGGATACATACTAATATATCTGTATTTAGGAAATTTAGATTGGCAAACAGAAAAATCGAGCGTCTTTGAAAATAATAACGAAATAGTAAAAAATATGAAAAAGAAAATTATTAATAATGATAAAATTCCAAGCATTATAAATGATTATTTAAAAAATGTTACCACATTAGAATTCGACGAAAAGCCTAATTATTCTATATTAATTGACATGTTTAAAAGAGAAATAGACACATTATAAATGAATTTAAAAATATATTAAAAAGTATTTATTTATTATACAAAATGGTTTATCACAAGTCAAATGAATATATTGAAACAATTTCTAGTGTTTCTGACATGTTATCGTTAAAAGCTAAAATTAGCGATAATGTAAGGTTGAAAGCTATTTCACAAGTGATTCAAAATTATACTTTAAAAATTATTAAGGAAACAAAGACAGATGTTGAAAATTTAAACAAAAACGAGTATATTAATATGGTGCCGTTTTTTGAATATGTATCATTTAATAAAATAGAATTTTTCGATTTTAATAAAATGCAACCTCAAGATATTGACGTAACTTCTGAAGCAGATTTAGAACGATATGTATTGTCGCATATTTATTATATTACTCAAAAATAAATATTATAATACTCAAAACTATATAAAGATAACATTATACTTATACTATAATATAATGTCATCTTACAAAGACGTCGTTTCACCTTCCACAGTTACAACCTCTGCTGAGCGTTTTACTGGACGAGTTAAGTGGTTTAATAACAAGGCTGGTTATGGTTTTATTACTGTAACTGACGGTCTTCGTTCAGGAACGGATGTGTTCGTTCATCATAGTGCTATTTCTGTTGCTAATCAGCAATATAAGTACTTGGTTCAAGGAGAATATGTTGAGTTTTCGATATCAAATACGCAAACTGGTTCTCACGAATTTCAAGCAGCAAATGTAGGTGGAATTAAATCTGGTCAATTGATGTGTGAAACTCGCCATGAGTTTAAACTTGCTAGAAGTAGTTACAAGACTACCAATACTTCTTCATCAGTTGATCAAAGTGAGTCCGAGGATGTTGTTCCTAAGACACCTAGACAATCAAGAACAGTAACTAATACTAAGCAATCAAAGCCACGAGGTGAAGGTCCTCGTGAAGGAGATGGAAAAGCGTGGACCCTAGTTGCCAACGATAAGCGTGATTCAGTAGCAAAAAAGACTCGTGCGCCTAGAAAAACTACAAAAAATGCGGAATCATCTTAAACCACTAAATAAAAATATTAACATTTAGTAATAAAATAAAAAATATATATTTTAATATATATTTTTTAAAAAACTTATATAAATATAATATATAAATGAGTTCCAATCCTTCCACTAATAGCACATCAACTGCTTCTGTTGCGAAAGTTCAACTAGGAGGTAAACGTCCTAAAGGACACAAAAACGGGTGCAAATGTTTTGTTTGTAATAAAAAAGGCGGTCAAGCCAAAGCAAAACCTGTTGATGAAGATAATACTGTGACTTCATCTGCTAAATCGGCATCTGATAAATTAGATGACGATGATATGAGTTCATCTGCTAAATCTTTGTCTGATGATAAAAAAGTTAAAGGTGATGTCGATGAAGATGAAGTTCCTCTTGCTTCCAATCCTGATGAAGTTGTCGCACCTGATGCTTCCAAGCCCGCTGCTGATGATGCCGATGCTTCCAAGCCCGCTGCTGATGATGCCGATGCTTCCAAGCCCGCTGCTGTTACCGGTGGAAAAAGACGTAAAACTTCTAAGAAAAGCAAAAAACAAAAAACAGCAAAAAGAAGAAAGTCTGGAAGTAGCAAAAAACGTTCAGCAAAGCGTCGTCGTTCATCAAGACGCCGTTAAATGTCAATAGTTATATATTATTTTTAAGAATTTCTAATATATAATAAATAAATACATTTAAAGTTACGTTGGCAAATATATTTATATAATGAATAATAATGATTTTGAAAGTGCGAACAAAACAAATGATTCAGATGATATTCTTGGAGATTTTGAAAATATTATTAATGGTTTATCAAATATAAGAATACAAATTAACGCACTTCAACAACAAATTCGTAATACTGAAAAAAATGTAAAAAAGAAGATGAAGTGTTTAAAGAAAGAAGCCATTAAAAATAAAAATAAGGGGAATAGAAACCCATCAGGATTTGCCAAACCAACAAAGGTAACAAAAGAATTATGTGAGTTTATGAATAAAAAAGAAGGTTCTGAAATCGCACGCACAGAAGTGACAAGTACATTAAGTAATTATATAAAAACAAATAATTTACAGAACATAAATAACAAGAAAATTATATTACCAGATGAAAAATTAAAATTTTTACTTGGTATTAATGACGGCGAAGAGCTTACTTATTTTAATATTCAAAAATATATGAATAAACACTTCATTTCAAATACAATTTGTTAATGAAGTGTTTATTCATATATTTTTATATAATATATTATAATTATTTTTATATAATATATTATAATGGACGCCAAAGATTTTAAAGATAAAAATCAAATACTTAAAGAAGCAAATAACAGAATTTTTAATCATAATATAGCAAAATCAGAAATTGGTAATAATTTAATATTTATTTATACCCAACCAAAAGTCGGTTCTACTAGTTTAGTGTCATCCTTAAGAATATCCGCCGCAGAAAAATTCAACATAATTCATTTACACGATGAAACTACGTTGAAGGTCTTAACTGGTATAGAAAATTTGACGGTGAATGAAATTATTAATTACAACGCTTCTATTGGGAAAAATGTTTATGTAATTGACGTTTATAGAACACCAATAGAGAGAAAAATGTCAGTATTTTTTGAAGAAATATCAAGTTTTCATTTTAATAACGTAGAAGAAAATGTAAATAATTATGACACCAAAAAAGTTATCAAACGATTTAACGATGTTTTTCAGAATGTAGCAACAACCGATAATTATATGGAAAAATATGATATAACATTACCAGAAACGTTTGATTACAATAACAAATATATACATCAAAAAATAAATGGTATTAATTATATTAAACTTAGGTTAAAGGATTCACATTGTTGGGGCACTATTTTATCTAAAATTTTTGAAAGAGAAATAATTATGGTTAATGATTATGAAACAAATGATAAAAAGATAGCGCAACTATATCGAAAGTTTAAAGAAGAGTATAAAATACCCCTGAATTATTACGAAGACATAAAAAAATGCAAATTTTTGAACTATTATTATTCTGAAGAAGAGAGAAATGAGTATTTAAATTTATGGAATCAAAAAACAACTGAAAATCATGTTTCTTTTACAAAATCAGAATATGATTTATATATTAAAATTTGTTTAGAAAATCAGATATACAATTTTATTCAATTAGAACATTATATAGATAATGGTTGTCTTTGTAATTTATGTTTTAATAAAAGAAAAGAACTTTTTATAAAAGCAAAATCTGGTATAAAAATAAATGAAAAAATAATACATAACTCTGTTGTAAATGATTATGTTGATACAATAAAAACGAATATGACAAATCGTGTAAATTTATATAATGAAGCAAAAATAAAACTTATTCAAGCGGCAAACAAATTAAATAAAAATGTTATTAAAAAAAATAATAAATTAAATAACAAAATGTCAAATAAATTAAATCCAAACGTTATGATAAATATAATAAAAAACAAAAAATAAAACATAATCTTAGTTTGTTTTATAGTAAACTTCATATCCTTGGTAATTTAAATTTGTAATAAGTACCATATTTTCTTCCGAATCTGGTATCCCTGAGCAATAAATTAGTTGTTTTTTACTACATAATATTTGTTTCATATCAAAATTATAAACATCATAATCATAATCATGATAAGGAGAAGAGGAACTAATTTTGCCAGGTCCTATAAATTTTCCTACCAATTTGGTTTCTTCTGAACCCTCATTTTTAAAATAATAAATATATTTATCATTAAATATATTTGCTTTGTGAATAAGTGAATTAATTGGTTTTTTATAGTATATTTCTGACCCGTTGTATTCCATATGATCAATTTGAATGAAGTGAAATGAATCCATGTATAATGTTACTTATAAGTAAGTGTTTAATTTCGTTTGATATAATATAATATAGGTATAAAATATTTTAGTAATTTATTTAAACAATATTTAATAATATTATCAATGTTAAAAAAATTAAATATTTTTGAAGATAAACAAATAGCAAATTGGGAGTGTACTAAATGGTTAGTAATTTCATCTTGTTTTTTTTTAATCCCATCTATCTATGCTTACTACAATAAGCTATATTACTACTCTGTATTATTATTATTAAATTCTTTAATATCAGCAAATCATTGGAGAAATGCTACATTTTATTCATGGAGAAGAAAATTAGACTTAGTATTTACTAAAATACTATTTGTTATTTTCGCAATAAATGGTGTTTTATATGTTAGATATATTCCATATTTAATTACAGGTTATTCTGGATTAATTGGATTTATATATTGTTTTTATTTGTCTGAAAAACTATATGAAAAAACTGATTCTTGGTATAAGTATCATTTTTTATTTCATTTTATTGTTATGTATGAACAGATTATTATTTTAGATAGTATGATAATAAGGGCTTAAGATTTTTCTATATTATATATATTAAAAGGATACTTAAAGAATGGGGGGGGGTATGTACTTTTCGATATTTTTTCCAAAAGTATTTTCGGGATTTCAAAAATGGACAAAAAAAATGTCCAAAATTGAGAATCCCTATATAGATTCCAGAAAAAGGATGCCTTCGCTGCATAATTGAAAATTAGCGTCTGGTCACTTTTTAAAATTTTATTTTTTTGTTACCATAAATTTTTATATTTAATAAAAAAACAATTTAGGGGTTTTTTTTGTTACCATTAAATAGGTAACTAATGGTAACAAAAAAACCCCAAAAAAAAACTTGCTTTTCTTGCGATAATTGTCAGTTCATAACTGGTAACAAAAAAGATTTCGAAAGACACGTCGCCACACGAAAACATTTAGAAGGGGTAAAATGGTATCAAAATGGTAACGATTTTACCCATTTTACCCCAAAGCATAATTGTGAATGTGGGAAAAGTTATAACTTCATATCTGGTCTCAGTCGCCATAAAAAAGTGTGTAAAATTCAGGAATTTTTGGAAGAAACCTCAAATAATAGCGAGTTTAGTGATGTAAAATCTCTTACTACACTTGTTCTTGACGTTGTTAAACAAAATCACGAAATTACAAACCAAAATCAAGAACTACAAAAACAATTACTAGAAATATGTAAAAATGGAACGAATCATATTTCTAACAGTCAAATAAACTCAAACAATAAGACATTTAATCTTCAAATATTTTTAAACGAAACTTGTAAGGATGCGATGAATCTTATGGACTTTGTTGATTCTCTCAAAATTCAACTTACTGACTTAGAAAATGTAGGTAGATTAGGCTTTGTTGATGGGGTTTCAAATATTATAGTAAAAAACCTTCAGGCACTAGACGTTACTAAGAGACCTGTTCATTGCAGTGATTCAAAGAGAGAAGTATTATATATTAAAGATGAAAACAAGTGGGAAAAGGAAGATGAAGATAAATTTAAACTAAAAAAGGCGATAAAACATATTGCTCATAAAAACTGTAAATTAATTCCAGAATGGAAAGCCAAACATCCAGAATGTATTAATAGTTATTCTTCGAAATCAGATGAATATAATAAAATTGTTTTAGAATCTATGGGCGGCAGTTTAAACGAAGATGAAACTTCGTGCGAAAATAAAATCATAAAAAAAATTGTAAAAGAGGTTGTTATTGATAAATATGATTAACACATATATCAAAATAATAATATTAATATAATTTATATGTATATCAATACACATATAAATCAATACGTTTTTAAGACAAAGGTTTTGACTGAACCAAACGATATTATGTTAGGAATGATGGGTAGAAAATTCACAAAAGCATTTGATGCTTTACTTTTTGTAATGAATCAATCAACATCCTCTTTTTGGATGAAAAATTGTATAGTTCCATTAGATGTTATTTTTATTGAAAATGATAAAATCACCAAAATACATCATAATTGTCCTCCATGTAAATCAAAAGACGGAGAATGTAAGACATATAAAGGAAACGGGAATCTTATAATAGAAATGCATGGTGGAACGTGTAAGCAATTAAACATTAAAAAAGGGAATTCTGTTTTGTTTATGAAATAGTATATTATTTTAGACCAAATACAATCTTATTTTTTTCTTAAAACTTTCCTCATCATTAAATAAATACAATTTGAATTTTTTGCTCTCAAAATTGTTAATATCTTCTCTTAACGTTATTCTAGATGACAATTTTAATTCTGGAAGGAAAACTATATATTGAAATAATTGGTCATTTCGCTGAATTTTGTCAAACATATATCCATCGTATTCTTTCTCCATAACATATGGATTATTTGAACAAATGTCAAGCAAGTTACAATCACACTGAACTTTCCGTATAGAACGCATCGTAACATTAATATAATCAATATCTTCTAACCATTTATTGTAAAATATCTCGGATTTTTCAGATAACTGTATTATTCCCATTTTTTGTTGAATTTTAATAATATTCAATAAATCAACTAATCGTCTAATAGGACTTGTAATATGTATGTATGCGTCCATTTCCAAAATATCGTGCCGAACGGTGCTAACATTATCATCTGTTAATTCCGAACCATCTATATACTGTCCAGAGGCACTATTCCAAATTTTAATAAATTTAGATACATCCTCTGGGACAGTATCTGGAACACTAAACTCCCTCTTAATAATGGTAGACCTAAAAATACCACATTTATGATTTATCATTACTTTTGCTGAATGATAATTCATAAAAATCATTAAATAAGAAACCACTTCGTGACTTGTTCTTACGTTTGATATATATTTATATTTTTTTGCGAGTTTTTTAGTAAGATTCATCAGTTTTTGATATCGGTCACTATTAAGCAGCGATTGCTCTTCATACGTATAATTTTTTACAACGCGAATTAAAGAATTCGTAAATTTTATATCAAGGATTTCATCATTTTTAGTAAAAATATCCATAACAAACGCTAATCTAGTATTTTTTTCTTGTAAACTACACAAACAATCGGAAAGAATAGTTGGAAGCATAGGTCTTTTTTTGTCAGGCAAATAAATGGTTGAAATTCTAGACGAAAAAGACTCCCAAAGTCCCAAAACATCTAATAATATAGTTACATTTGCGATATAAATGCTTAGTTGTTCGGTTCCATCATGAAGTTTTTTAATGCTGAACCCGTCATCAAAGTCCATACTTTTAGGGGGATCGATAGTAAAGACTTGCCATTCAGAATTATTTGTTCGGTCTTCAATACAAGGAAATTTCTCTTTAATGCTTTCAATAAACGTTTCACTAGAATTATTTTTAAGAGCAATCATAGTATCTTTTTGGAATTTTTGAATAGACGCATTTAAACTTTTACAATAAAGTTGATATTCATAAAAGTTGTCTAAAATATCAACATTTCCAATTACTTGATTTAAAACCCCGAAAGGATGCTTATCATTCCAATCACAAAATGAAAATGTAACATATAAATTAGTAAATACTTTAGAAAAATCCATATTTTTTATTTCATATGGAACTAAAAAAGCAGGCAAACGCATATCATCTGGAATACATTTATAAAGTAATTTTGCTGACCTTTTTTGTTTTCCTTCGCTATCTTTTTGCCTACCATAAGTTTTGTTACCTACTAAAATAAGAACCCCAGGCATAGGTGACCCACACCGTATTGAGGAATGAATAATTGTGACATTTCCAGAGGAATCAACTCTGAAAACGTCATTAGAAAAAAGTTTTTGTTCAACAGGATTTATATTCAAATTAACAGTATGAAAATGAATAGTATCAAAAATAGACCATGACGCATAGTTTCTGTCATTTACATATATTTTAAATGTGTCCATTATGTTAATATATATAATTATAATCTACCCTTTAAACGGTAATTTAAATATATAATAGGTATAAATAGACCATATTATAAGAGTAAAACTATAATAAAGGATTGATTATAATATAATTAACCTTTTATTATATGACGATAATAATAATATCAGCTCTTTTTTTTATTTATATAGTTAATAGGTTTAACAAAAATGTTTATAGAATAAATGTTAAAACAACAAGTGGTTGTGACGAAAGATACGATTATCTAAATCAACAAAATATTACAAGTAATATAAATAATATAAATAATACAAATATAGATGAGTTCAAATATAAATTTTCAAAAAAACTCCTCTGCTTACACTTGCTAAATATGATAAGAAACCCGACTATTTCGATTTATTACAAAGCATTATTAATTGATAGATATAACATTTTTGATGATTTTTCTCATAATATGATTACAAATAAAGATACCATAATTGGCTATAATATTATGTCTGGCGGGTTATTGAATGATTGGGATTTTGAAATGTAAAAAACTAAATTTTGGATAACAATAATGTAAATGCTTGTAAAAAATAAGAATTTTCTCCAAGATGAACATTTCCATCAGATGATTCCGTTTCCAAAGCCCCGTTTTTATCAGCATAATGGTAATATGGGTTAAAATAAATAAAATTATATTTGTCACAATATGTTTTTAACAAAAAGTTAACTTTATTTGTAAATCGGATTCTCTCTTCATCAGTCCCTACAAAAGGGTATTCATGAGTTATTTCACCATTTACAAACTCGTATTCACTTTGGCAACGTGTTGGTATAACTCCGAGAACAACGATTTTTTTGTAATAGCGAATATTTTTTATTATGGTATTGAAATACTTTCCAACTAATTCAAAAATAATGTCGTTTTCTTTTCTTCCAATATTCATTTGTTTTTTTATATGGCAACTACAATCAACTTCACCATAACAAAAGCAAATTATACTATTTTTATCATGATATTTATTTTCAAAATTAATTATTGTATTATCTCTCCCAATACGGAACATAGTTATACTCGGAGAAGATTTATTTACGTGTCTAATCTGTAAATTTTTGAAACTAAATAATCCGTGACTATCGCCATAAATATATATCATTATAATTATATAATTATAATGATATAATTATATATAAAATGTTTTGCGTTTAGTGTTTTGTTTAGAAATTATTTACTTAATATATATTATGAAGAATTGTATATGTATAGTTTGTTATGAGGCTAACTATGTTTGGGTTGAATTTTTATCTGAAGTTAAAAATTATGATGTTTACATAATTATTGACGATAATATTTCTGATTATTATGATCATATGTTTTCAGATTATAAGAACGTAAATCTGGTAAGAATAAAAGATGAAGATTGTTACGTAAATGGATACAAAAATATGAACTTTACAGTACGTAAAGAGATTACCGGGTGGGAAAAAGCAATATATTATTTTTCAAATATAAATACAGTATATGATAATATTTGGTTTGTGGAAGATGATGTTTTTTTTAATAGCGAAAAAACTTTAATGGATATTGATGCCAAATATATTAGTAGCGATTTATTAACTAATTCATATAATGAAAACGAAACAGGTAGTAAAAATTACTGGAACTGGAAAGTAATAAATATTGAATTTCCTCCTCCATATTATAGTGCGATGTGTTGTGCTGTGAGAATGTCTAATAATATGTTGTTAAAAATAAAAGAATACGCTAACAATTATAAAACTTTATTTTTTATAGAAGCATTATTACCAACATTATGTAAAAAAGCAAATTTAATTTATGATACACCGGATGAATTACAAAATATAATTTCTATAAAAAATTATAGCGATGATGAAATTGATACTAAAAATCTTTTTCACCCCGTTAAAGATATGATAAAACACGTTGATTATAGAACATTACTAAATCAATAAGTATTTGTATATATAAATTTGTTAATATTTAATAAAAAAAATTGAATTTATTAAATACTATATATTCATATTAAACTATTGTATTAAAGAATGTCATCAGAACAATTAGTAAATATGAATTCAAATAACCATTCAAATATCAATAACACATCTATTCAAAGATGTGAAAATTGTGAATTATGGCGACAACCGTGTGACAATTGCGAATTGAGCAAATTAATGATTGATTTAGAAAACTTAATACCAAATGCAGTAAATAATGTTGCTGAAATAGAAAGTATTTTACTCAAAATTGGAGAAATTCGGAACTTATCAAAAGAATCATTACTAGGTTTGTTCGCTTTTGTAGTTTTAAATTCTACAGGAGATGATATTCCTAATTTATTTGGAATAACTCAAGATATAGTTTTAGAATTACTAGAAGACAATTTTATTCCAGAAAAAGTAGAAGAATGTGTAATATGTTATGAGGTAAAAGAAAAAGACAAATTTGCCAGATTAAACTGTAACCACGTATTTTGCGGCGATTGTGTTGTTAAAACAATACAAATAAAAAATGAACAAAATGGTCATTTAAATAACCATATCAATTGTTCTTTGTGTAGAGAGAGTGTAAGTGTTATAAGTGTTATTGATGATAAAATAATTTATAATCAATTAAAAGACACGTTAGCTAATATAATTTAATTACTAATATAGTCTTAAATACTTTATATGTCAAAATATACAATTAAAACAAACAAATTTTATCATTTAAAATCATATATTCGTCATTCTATAAAATATATAATAAATACGAAAATTTGTTTTTATCGTAGTGCTTGTTGAGCCGCCACTACACCATCTCCTCATCCACCACGCAAACCCTTGCGACCTTTAGTTTTTTTATTACGCCTAGACTTACGCACAACAGTTTTTGGTGTTTTCTTTCCTTTTCTACTTTTTCTACTTTTTCTAGTAGAAGTTTTACCAAAGTTAAACAAAGATCCAAAGAATGACATTATAATATAAGATGTTATTATTATTTTTGGTTAAAATGATCAAAATAATTAAGTTTACTAGCAAAATATAATATATCTTTGTCAAATGTAATTGCTGGTGACCAACTTCTTGTGATCGTATTGTTATGTTCTTCAACAATATATTCATAATATTCTTTACTATTTTTAAGACAACTTAATTTGTCATTACATGAAATTAAACACCAAACTGGTGGTTTAAAAGGATAATCTGTAATATGATTTAATGAAAACGTAAGTTCAATAAAAGATGGTAAATATTCTGCTATTAAAAAATTAATTTCCTTAGGAAGTTCATAAATATAATTATTTTTTAAATCAAATGTGTTTGCTTCATATTTAAAAAAAAGGTTTAATATAGAATCGTCTTTGTTTAATTCCATATAAACCTTTCCATCTTTAGATTCATTAAACCCAATTATTTTTTCAAAATGTGGAATACAGTCTTCATTTTCGTCCAAATTATTCTGATTTTTAAATCTTTCATATCTTCGATTAAATAAATTCATCATCATATTATATATCATAAATTTATAAGTTTAAGTTTATATTTTATATTTTATAAGGGAAGCGAATCTATATTAGTACTCTGAATACTAGCAGCAGTTTCATTATAATTTGTTACTATCTCATTAGGATATCGTCCGCTTACATCAAGATGTATAGTCTCTGATTCAACAATATTTAATTCTTTAATATCGTGTTTTTTTGCCGTTTTACGTTTAATATTTTGTATCTGTAAAGCGTGCATAGCAATATAAGGTGAAACAGCAATATTATTCATATATGTTAGATAACGAAAGCATGATATGCTAGCATTTTTATTAAATTTAATAGAATACCACCAATAAGCGGGAATGAATAATGTTTTACCTGGTAATAATGTAAACTCTAAAAATTTCATTTTATCAAAATCCGCACTATATTTTGGTTGAGGAGTCCAAGGATTTAACGGTGATCTAAATTCGAAGTTTTCATAATCGTATTCTGGATACAAATATCTAGTATTTTGGGGACACGTCAATTTAATTTGTGCGCTACCTTGCGTCAAAATGAAGAAATTACGATAATTAATTTCATACCTGAACGGTGTTGTACACTCGTTGCTCCCAAATAGTATGTCGTAGTTACTATTTGAGACCATATATGGTCTGATAAAATCGTCATTATAACGCATATTTTTAATAACTCCAGTTTCCTGTAAAAAATCATGATTATTTTCGGTAAAATAAGAGGACGATTTATCTTCATCAAATAGTTTTATAGCGGCGTGTAATGGTAAAGGCATATAAACTTCAGAATCGGGTTTATTATCTTTAACATTTCTTATTTTAACTTCAAAAGCGTGATAGTTATTTAAAACATAATCTTTATTAGTAGTTTCTATTATTTTATCATTATCAAAATCAAAAAGAACAGGTTGTCTAATATCTAAAATTTCTTCTAATTTTTCTTTGGATGCTTGGTCAACTTCATACATTTCAAGGTCATCACTTGTTTTCAAATGAAATTGAATATGTAAATATACAAATAGAACTAGGCAAAAAATAAAAAATCCAATTATTATTTTCATTACAATCTTAAATAAAAATAATAATAATTTTTGTAAAGTAGAACGAAGGCATATAATTATTTTAGCCACTATTCAATCTTTGGAGCAATATAAAAAATAACAGAACTATCATCTCCTAAATCATATTTGATTTTCATAGGACAATCAGCACTGATAAAAAATTGTATTTCATTTGACAATTTATTTGTTAAACACATTTTGTCTATGTATGACAGGCTATATTTTAGGTCGAATGTTTCATTTTCTACTATACTATATTCTGTTAAATCGTCAATAGGAACTTTAACAAGCATTTCCCCGTTCATTCCAGTTGTAATTAAATTGATTTCTTCTTCCGAACAAGTAAAATTAATATCGCTACCAAATAGTAACATCTGTGAAGTAATTTCACAAATTTTTTTTGCCGCTATGGAAAATTCAACATCATAATCGGCTTCTGGAATTTCCATAATTTCGCTATCAAAATCTACTAGTGGAATCTTAAAATATTTGTTGTATTCGCCTTTATTATTCGTGTTGGAACTGGATGTCAAAAAATCGATATTTAGAATATCAGATTTTCCTTCAAAATAGAGAATTATGCTCTGTGTTTCATGAACTTTACTAATAATAGTATGAAATGTATGTGAATCAACACAGATATTTTCGGGATCGCTCTCTTCAAATTCATATGTGCTGAACCAATTATCACGAATTTTTACGTCAAATAAGCAAACGTGTGATTTATCCATTCCTTGAATGTAAACGTGGTCATTTTTAAATATTATACTAATTATATTTGTACAATTTTTAAGCGTTTGAAACATCGCAATAAATAAATCTTTTTTAATTTTATCGTTTATGGAAAGTTTCATGGTTATATTAAATAATACATTTTATTATTTAATACATTTTTAAAGTAATGATAATTTTGTATTTTATATTTTATACATTTAAATTTATGCGTTAGCTAATTCTTGTTCAATGGATTGTTTCAAATCAATAGTAGCAACGGTGCTATTCAATTGATCAGTTTCCTCTAATACAAGGTCAGCGGCATTAAATTGAGATTGATTTAAATCTAAATCTTGGTTAATTTGCCCTACGTTGTTAAATAATTCAGAAACATCAGCAGTAATTGCTGCGAATTTTTCTTCATTTTCAGAAACAAAAGATTCATATTTTAGAGCGTGTTTTTCGAATTTCATCATATGAGTAAGTAACAAATCCTTAACTTCCTTCAATTCATTCTCTAATTTAGTAATCTGAGCGACATTAACACCATTCAACCCAACACCTGATTTAGCGGGTTCTCTCTTTTCTAAAGAATCAAGTCTATTAACTATGCTATTAATAACACTTTTATCGACTAATTGAGTATTTTCGGGGAGTTCAGTTTGTTGCCCATGGATTCCGCCTTCTGCTTGAACATCGAGCATAAATTGTTCGAGTCTACCTAAACGTAAAGTAACAAGACCAATTGCGTCAGATACGCTCAATTTAGTGATAGCGACAGGTGCTCCGTGTGTTTCAGGTTGATTTCTTGTTACTGGTCCTTGACCAGGCCCTTGTTGCATAATTCTTCCAGGTCCCTGTTGGGAAAAACTGGGGTTTCCATTAATAGATTTGTTTGGTCTAGAAGGTTGAGAACCACTTAGATCACCAGACCTTCTATTTCTAGCAGCAGCGATTGATTTAGAACTACTCATTTTATTAATAATATACAATTTGTTTTTTAAATACTTACGCGTTCCAAATATATTATCCTAAATTTATAAAACTATAAAAAATAAAATTAAAAATCTAAAACCCAAATATTATTTTTCGCTAATAAATTCAAAAATCATAGGAAATACCTTGCTTATAGCATTAGCACAGGCAATCGCTACATCTTTATGTTCCTTTTGAGTTCCGTTGCCGCTTCGCAACTGTATATAGTGTATCCATGACCGGAGTGTCCCATTCATATATAATCTTGATACAGTAGTTCCTTCTGGTAAAACAGACCTTGCTTGTTCTTTAGCGATGCCATTTTCTAAAGCCCATTTGTATGCTTCGCTAGCAGCCAAATTAATTTTATCTTGTTTTTCTAACCACTCAATCTGTAATTCTTCATTATCGGTTTCAATGCTATTCTGTCTATTTTTAAAGTCTTGTAATCTAGCATCTTTATTTTGAAATCCTAAATCAGCAACAGTATATCTTTGAGAAAACTCTTGAAATGAAAAAGACCGGTGTCTTAAAATTTGTCTAGCAATATCTCGAGTAGTTTCAATTTCAAGACAAATGTTAGCCATTTCAAAAGGAGACCAATGGTTATTTTTAATAAGATAGCGCACTAATTTTTCGTTTGATTCAATATTTTGCTGGTTACTAGGATTTGATACTTTTGCGCAATACGCAACAAGGTCTAAAATATTATCTTCTCCTATAAATTGTGTTTTTGAATAACTTATTAGTTGAACTTTCATTATAATTGAATTATACACGTGTTTCTTTAATAATTTTTTAATTATATTAATTTCTTTTTATACCCTATAAGAGAATATGGAAAGTTCAGATGATACAAAAAAAAATTTTTTTACGCACGTGTTTAGTATGGATGATGCTTCAAAATCTGATTTATTAAATGTCATTCAATATGCTTTACTTGCTATTATACCTGTTGTAGTTTTGAATAAATCCATGCAAAAGTTTGTCCCTGAAGTTGATGAACAAAAAGGAAGTTTAGAGATTTTAGCAGAAATAGTGATTCAAGTGATTACTATGTTTATTGGTTTAATAATAATATATCGAATGATTACATTTGTTCCTACTTATAGTAACGTAAAATATCCAGAATATAGTGTCTTATTTATTGTTTTAGCTGTTTTAATGATTACGATGAGTTTACAAACTAAATTAGGAGAGAAAGTAAGTGTTATTGTTGACAGAATTAGTGATTTATGGAACGGAACTTCTTCCAATACAAAGAATGCGAAAGGTAAAAATGGTAAAAACGCAAATGTGAAAGTATCACAACCTATTTCGGGAAATGGTCAAGTGTCAAATCAATCGGCTATGAATCAATCGATGTATTCAGATGGAACCTCTATTGGGAATCTCCCGATGAACACCGTTTCTAGTCAAAATGTTGGAACACAACAATTGCCTGATTACAACAACATGTATCGTCAAGATACGACCCCTTTAGTTGGAGCGGCTACACCGGGCGGAAGTGGACAAGAAGGATTTATGAATGAACCGATGGCAGCAAGTGAATTTGGATCATATGGCGGGTTCAGTTCATGGTAATAAGTAGTATTAAAATCATATATGACGTAATATAAAATTGAAAAGTATTTTATATCTTAATTATAAAGTAAATTAATATATAAATCAAAATGAAACAATCAAATTCAAGTCGTATCACTGGTGGTCCATTACTCGTAACAAGAAACGAGCGTGGAAATATTGTAACTGAACACGGATGGACTAGTATAGAACTAATAAAAAAAACAATTGTAAATGTGTGTTATGATAAGTTAATAACATATAACGGAATTGTTACAAATAAAAATTATGTTTCTATTTTTACATTTGATTTGGAAAATGAAATAACAGAAAGCGAACTACAATCATTAACTAATAATTTATACAGCGGGTTTAATTCAAAACATAAAGAAAATCTGTGTGATTATAATGCGTTTGACTTTTATGCTAGAGTGTATTTACAATTACTAAAATTACGATTAAAACCAAATAAAAAACAAGAACATGTAAAAAAAGAAACTAAAAAAGAGGATAAAACCAAACTACAATTTGGAAATTTTATAATTAGAAAATTCATCAAATGACTAATTAGACTATCTAATGAATGTTTGATTATGATATAAAAAAGTATATAATAATCTATATATTAGTTAAAAATGGATGTCAATAAATTATTAAAGGCGTTAGATGACGAAACAAATGAAACATTATTCAATTATACAACTCAAAAAATCCAAGAAATGAATTTAAAGGTCTTACAAGAAGTAGATTTGTCTAGAGAAGATACTCTAGATTTTTTATCCAAACTGCGCAATTATAGGTATGTAGATGAAATGGATGACTTAAAATACGGCACATATTTAAGATGGATACCTTTAAATAATCCGAAAGAGCTCCAATTGTCAAAAGGTGCTATATTTTGCGAGATGAAAATAACGGATGATGGGGTACAATTAGTATGTAAAAATTATGGGTATAACAATCGTTTTTTTCAGATAAAACTGGATGAGAATTTAGTGTTTCAAAGATTGACCGAACAAGAGCAAGTATTATTGTCCGCGCTGGATCATTTATCGAAATAAAAAAAATTGAAATAATAAAAATGTAATAAACATAAGTATATTAACTAAAGCAAAATGAGCGATTTCTCCGTAAAAGGTTTCATACAAAATTCTTTAACTAGTGGATTTTCCACTAGGGCAAGTATAGGTGAACTTATTGATAATTCGCACGGCGCAAATGCGTCGGAAGTAAATATACGTTTAATAGGTAATAATTTTACATATTGGGACAATGGAGAAGGAATGAATAAAAAACAGTTGAGGGAGGCTCATATTATTGCGAAGAGAAGTGAAACAGTAAGTACAACAAAACATGGAAGATTTGGAGTTGGACGTAAATACGCAATATTTGTTCTTACTCAACTCAAGTCCATAACATTAACAATTTCAAAAACTAAGCCGTGTCCTGAAGAAGGAGATAAAGGTTTTAACCAACTTATAATAGATTTGCCAACAGTTATTAGTGAGGATAAATATATAAATATGGCTAGTGGCGTTACATATGAAGATAAACCTCTATGGGATGAAGTTGCAGGGGATTTAACGACAGGAACATTAGATAAATTTGATTGTGACGGAAAAATAGCAAAGGAAATAAAAAATAGTATAGAAAGTAATGAAATAATTAGTAGTTATGTATATTGGATAGGTGTAGCATATAATGAAGCCTTGAAAAAAGATTTTAAAATATTTCTTGATAGTAATGGTCTAAAATATCAAGTAATTGCAATTGACCCCCTTGAATGGGATAAAATTCCAGAAATAAACAAAAAAGAAACAAAAATGGAGGTTTGGTCTTATGAAAATAATATTGCGTTGTTATTATCGCTAAATGGTGTTGAGGGGTTTTATGAATTATATACTTCAGGAAAGAATCGTTATCACAAATTTTACAGTTTAGATGACATAAATACTTTACAAAAGCAAACAGAGAAAGGAATAAATGAAAAAGACCAAAAAATAAAAGGAAAAAAATTATCCAGATATCCAGAAAAAAATAATTTTTCAAAAGAGATTTATACACATAAAGGGAATATAAGACATAGGTCAGTGCATCATAAGGATTGGACTTCATTACAATCTTATATTTATGAACATATAGGACAAGAAGTAACAAAAAAATATGAAGATTCAGATGAAGAACTAGAGTCTATTTGTGGAGACGATGAGTCAGTTGGAACACACATGAAAGGTGAAAATGAAAAAAAGAAAAGTCAAGATACTTTCAATTATATGGGAGGTGATTATTATTCAAGAAATGAAAAAACAATTACGCGATTTGATACAAAAAAACCGCAGAGTGGTGATAAAGCAAAATATCCTTTTAATACAAATTCAAAACATGAAACTAAGTTTACGGCAGAAATTGATAATGAAATGGGTGTGCTCATTAATAAGTCTGAACTGAAATTAGAATTAATACATCCAGATATATTGAAAATTTTAGAACTTCTAAAAAAGTTATTTATTGACGAACAATATAAATTATGTACTACAAACATTAAAAAGCAAAAAAAAGTAGAAAATAAAGTAATTTCTAAGAAGAAGCCTGTAGTGCAAGATGATGATGACGAAGATGATGGTTTAGAATCTGATAGCAGTAGTGAAAATGAAATAGTAGAAAAAAAACAAACGAATGTAAAGGCAACAACAACCACCACAAATGAAAAATCACAAGAAGAAAATATAAGAGTAAATATTAATGAAAAAGTTAATAATCAAGAGGATGATGAAGAAGATTGTGAAGATGATGGTGAAGAAGATGGTGAAGAAGATGGTGAAGAAGATGGTGAAGAAGCTGGTGAAGAAGCTGGTGAAGAAGATGGTGAAGAAGATGGTGAAGAAGATGGTGAAGAAGCTGGTGAAGAAGATGGTGAAGAAGATGGTGAAGAAGATGGTGTTGATGATGATGTTGATGATGATGATGATGATGATGATAATGATGATGTTGATGATGATGATGATGATGATGATGATGATGATGGTCATGGAGATGGTCATGGAGATGGTCACGGGGAAAAAATAGAGCCTAAAATTAAGGCGGTTGGACCAAAAAATGATACAACAATTACAATCAATAAAGGAAAACAAATAATAAAAAAATGGTTTGACAACGGGTCAAAAAATGTTGAACTTGAATATATTTTAAATGAAATGATAAAAAAATATCAAGATAGGTCAGCAGCGGACCAAATTGAATTGCTACTATCTGAGATGTATTTAAAACAAAAATACAACATTATAGTTAAAAGTATAAAAATTAGATATCCAAATGAATGTGACTATGATACAAAAGACATGCTTTTTGGTGCGGAGTTATGGAGAAGTTATATCGAGTCGTTTCCACAAACACTATAAAAATCTTATCCTCTTCTATGTTTCTTAGAACATGATTTACAATTACCAAATAATCCAGGAATAAATTTGCCTAGTTTAATCATTTGTACTTCAGCGGTTTTGAGTGTTTTTCGAACAGTCCCAACATGTTTTTTTTTGTGATATTTGCTAATGCTTTTGTATCCCTTGCCATTCTTAATAGAAACCTTACGCACTATTTTACCCCCTTTTTGAACATGTTTCACTTCAGTATTATTGTAATGAAAATCAGAATTACTCATTATATATTATTACTATAAAAAATAATATATAATTATTAATATGGAAGCAAGCACATTTGTTCATCTATTTCATATACTAATCGTTGGTAGTTTATTTTTGTATGTTGGAATTGCGAAAACAGACATACCTAAACCTATGTATACATTTTTGCTAGTATTAGGAATAATAATCATTTTTTATCACGGATACAAAGTGTATAAGAAATTAAAGGACGGTAAAAATCCGTGGGTAAATTACATACATATATTTATTGTTGGTCCGTTGTTAGTTTATATTGGAATAAATAGAGAGAAAACCCAACGACTCTACTTTGAACTATTGTTGATGTTAGGATTCGCCTCAATAGGTTATCATGGTTATTATCTATTTAATAATACATAATTTAAAAATAAGGTTATAAAATGTATTATTAAAACAAAATATGAAACCAATTCGGTTTTGTGAAAAAAGCATATATTGGATTTTAAGTTATAGAAACGCACCAAGAAAAAAATTACATAAATTATACCGATATGGTTTTATAGATGACCATACAGATAAGTCGTGGAAATGGACATTAAACGAATCGGACAAAATACAAAAAATTGGATTGGAAAATTGGTTCAAAACAGAAGGACCATATGGATTTCAATATTGGTTGAATAAAAAAGTAAAATAATAAAAATACAGTAAAAATAAAAAATGGTTAGCACTCTGTTTTAACCCACTTTTTATTTAGAACAGCCTTTACACTAGAAAGCGCACCATTCGTCCAACCTTGATTATCACTTACAACCTCGCCGACGACAAGAATGCCCTTTTCAGGATGCTGTGACTGATGAATAAAATCTTCTCTGTTCGCATATTTGCTCGATAAAGGAGTATAATAATGGGTGCCAATTGGCCAATAAAAATCTTTAATTGCCGCTAATTCTAAACTTCTTGCTGGTATTCCTAGCGCTTTTTCCAATAGATAGCAAAAAGCATATCTATTTTTTGGTATATCTTCCAGATACTTTTTAAGAAAAGTGGCATTTAAGTTATCGCTGTAAGCGATCATATATACACCTTTATTATCATCTATAGGTATAATTTTTTGTAAAGGTCCAGGAACAATAGTATACCCTTTTACGTATTGCTTCATAATTTCAATTGATTTTTTGGAAAACTTACCATACATCCTAAGAAAATTTTGTCCTTGTATTTCATTATAAATACTATTTTTAACGGAAGCACCAGGTAATATATGTCTTATACTGTCAATAGTAGTAGCAATAATTACTTTATTTGATTCAAATGTTATACCTTCTTTCGTTTCGACTAAAAAACGACAAGGATTCTCTCTAATTTTATTTATACTAACTACATTCATCGAGGTTTTAATTTTACCAGCACCAAGTTCATTATAAAGAGTTGTGACTAATTGTTTCCAAGGAATATACAAGCCTTTCCAACAGCATGCGTTGTCATCCATACCATAGTTTTGAATAACGTCAAATGCGTCTTCGTTTTCATAATCGGTATAGCCTACCGACACCAAAAAATCATCGTATAGTTTAGCACCTAGTATGGGTTTTGCGAAATCCTTAAAAGTAACGTGTCTTTGATGTTTATTCTTATTGTATTCATTTTTAAGATATTTAATAATTTTTTTAATATCTACTATGTTATGAATTTGACTGGAATAATAAGGTTTAAAAGAAAATTCATCATATGGAACATCAAGTTCATTTAATAAATGAATAAGCAATTTATCTTTATTTTTTCTTCCTATACCTGCGCCAGTTACAACTTGTGTTCCATAAAACACATCATTACTAGTTCGCCCACCAATCCAATTTTTCTTATATTTTTCCAATATAATAAAAGAGGTAGTTGGTGACATTTTTTGTATATTATAGGCGGCATAAAGGCCAGCCATTCCACTTCCAATAATAACTATATCATAATACCTGTGCGACATATATTAGAATAATAAAATTATAATTAAATTACTTTATTATAATTTTAAATTATATTATAAAATTGGTATAATATAATTTGTATAAATGTATATAATAATTAATGACAACTTCATATGAAGAATTACCATATACCGCAATATCAATATCAATAATAGCACGCTTAATATTTATGTATTTGTTATACACAAAACGAAGCACAAATAACTTATCCTTATTATTTTGTATATTAAATATTTGTTCTTCTAGTATGTGGGTATATTATAGCACATTAGAGCATGATAAGCCTATGATATTCCGAAGTTCAACAGAAATTGTGCTTTTAACGTGCTCAGCGGTATATATAATACGTAATAAAATAAAACAACAACAAGAACATGTGTTACCGATTACGAATGGTGATAATATAATGGAATAGATATAATTATTTTTTAAGATTTTTTCGTGTTTTCTTGAATGTAGATGTTTTTCTAAATGTAACCATTTTATTTTTTTTACATTTGAATGTGCCTCTTGTAAGACCCTTTTTATTAAAAATATTTTTTGTACATATACCAATCGATTTTGCTTCATTACGGGAATCAACTTGCTTGATACACTTACACAATTTTTCAGCAAGTATTTTTTCAGCTATTTGTTTAAGTAAAATCTTAGATTTTGGTATGGGTATTTTGTAATAATCCAATATATTTTTATAATCGGAGTTATTCATTTTATTGGACATAGTTATTTTATATAGTTGTATAAAATAACTATGTCCAATAAAATAATAATAATTTTGTAGTATATTATAATCTAAAAAGTATATAAGACAATATGAAAATAGTAGTTTTCGATTTAGATGAAACGTTAGGATATTTTGTAGAATTCGGTATATTTTGGGATTCTTTAGATAAGTTTTTGAAAGAATATAAAAAACCGCACGAAGAATTGAGTCAAAATGATTTCAATAAAATATTAGATTTGTATCCTGAATTTTTAAGACCAAATATAATAAATATTTTAAATTATTTAAAAAATAAAAAGCACTCTAAATGTTGTCATGGTATGATGATATACACAAATAATCAAGGACCAAAAAAATGGGCACACCAAATTATTTCTTATTTTGAAAAAAAAATAAGTTTTAAAATTTTCGACCAAATAATAGCCGCATTTAAAGTAGATGGTAAAAGAATAGAAATATGTAGGTCGTCGCATGATAAATCGTATAATGACCTTATTAAATGTACAAAACTGCCAGCGCATTCAGAAATCTGTTTTTTAGATGATAGTTATTATCCAAACATGTCTAATAAAAACGTCTATTATATAAATGTCAAACCATATGTTCATGACATAAAATATGATATTATGATTGAAAGGTTTATGAATAGTAGTATTGGAAGTAAAATAGTAAAAAATGAAGAGAGAGAGATATTTAAGACATATATGCTGAAATTTTTTGAAGTATATAATTATACTTTACAAGAAAAGTCAGAACAAGAAAATAATATTGACAAAATTTTAAGTAAACAAATAATGATACATTTACAAGAATTTTTTAATAAAACAACAAAAAATAAACCCAAAATAAGTATTAATAAAACACGCAAAAATGTTATTTATAAAAAAAATAAAACTTCTAGGGTATATTAAATATCTAAGTCTTGGTCAATTTTATTCATTATAAATGTTTTTGTATTATCAGATATTTTAGTTAGTTTTTTAGTTAAATGTTGAGAAATTGCGGTTGTTGTAATAAGAAACAGTCCTGAAGTAAATGTTATTTTTCTGTCTAACTCTGTAAATTTTAAACGTATAAAAGGATTAAAACGTATTATTAAAAATAAAGAAACATATATTTTAACATAGTAATCTAGGTCATTTAAATATGTTGGTGCGTATTGTGAAATCCCTAAAGTCGCTAATATTATTAAAAAATAAGTAATATAAACAATTATATCAAATAGTCCTTCTTGAAAATTATGTAATGTATCACTTATACTCATATAAAAAGCAAATAATTTTATTTTATAAAATTATTTATGTATTATATTTCGTTCAATTATTTCAAACAGTATTATTAATTTGTCTATTAGTTAGTCTATTAATTTGTATAATTATAAATATCAAGAGTTCTAGCACTAGGGTCAGTAGCATTAGTATATTTTGGCATCCAAAAATAAGGTAAAATATCAGTATGATTTTTGTAAACTCCTTCAAAAATACTTCTATAATACATTTTTTCTGTTTCAATATGTACAGCAAACTGTTTAATAAACATCTTCTCCCAATATTTAACAATATGTTCTTGTAAAATTTGATACAAAGAACGACCATGATTGCTTACACCATCACTAAATGCTTCCTTTCTTCTCCACAAAATTTCATCTGGAAGCAATTGTTTCCCTTCAAAGTCCTTATAATTCTCAATACTGAAACTGTTGCGTAGCAAGTATTTTTCACATTTGCCACTATTTTTGTGAAATCTTTCTTCACACGGAATAGAAAGATAAAAATTAACAAAATTTTTATCGAGAAAAGGAGTTCGTGGTTCTAATCCGTGTGACGAAATACACTTATCCGAACGCAAAACGTCAAACAAATGAATATCCTTTAATAATCTACGAGTTTCTCTATCAAATTCAATTGAATCTGGACAATTATTCATATAAAGATAACCACCACATAGTTCGTCTGCCCCATCTCCATTAAATATGACTTTTGCGTCACTATGAGAAGAAATATATTTACCCAATAAATAATTCCCAATACTTGCTCTTACAGTAGTTGTATCGTAACTTTCAATAGCATAAATTACTTCAGGTATTGCCTGAAACATTTGTTCCTCTGTGACAATAATTTCGGTATGATTTGTTCCCAAATAATCCGCAACAACGCGAGCATTTTTAAGATCTTCAGAACCTTCTAGACCAATGCTATATGTTTCCAATTTTTGTTGAATATTGTTATTTTTATAAAAATTATTAACTAAAGCAGTTATTAGGCTACTATCTAATCCACCTGAAAGCAAACACGCTATAGGTCTTTCGGTTGTAAGGCATCGTTTTTGGACAGCATTATCTAAATATGTAGAAATATGATTCATATTTGCGACAAATTGATGAGAAAAACTAGGAACAAAATAAGGAACAAATTCCTTAACAGGTGTCCAAATGGATTTTACTTTGCTGCTCAAATTAAAGACCGAATATGTTCCAGGAACAAATTGTGTTATACTACCAGTATTTGGCAAATCTGTATCAAGTAATTTATGTAAACATTTTAGTTCAGAAGCAAACCCGTAAATGGAACATTCAATTGATATCATATTTTTTAAATAATATAATGGTCTAACACCTAAAGGGTCTCTTGCTATATAAACGTTGTTACAAATTGTATCGTTAATTCGGTTATCTAATAAAATAAATGAAAATACACCGTCAAGCATAGTGAGTGTTTGTTCTATGCCATACTTTTTATAAAGATGAATAATAACTTCACAATCTGATTGAGTAACAGGTGTAACATTCATTAATTGATATAATTTTTTATAATTGTATATTTCACCATTACAAATCAAAACTATATTATCTACTACTAGTGGTTGATTTGATTGATCATTTAATCCATTAATTGCTAGACGATGAAATCCTAATGTCATTTTAAGGTAACTTTCATCTAATTTAGAAAATTCTGGTCCTCGATTTTTACCCTTTTCGAATTCTTTTTGTATTCTATCTCTAGATATAGAATACATAGAATTATTACTATAAATATTAAGGAGAGCAAATATACCGCACATTATCTTATGATTAATTATATATAATTCTTTATATACATTTAATATTATTTATAAAAATTGTGTATAATAAAATTGTATATAATAAAATTGTATATAATAAAATTGTATATAATAAAATTGTATATAATAAAATTGTATATAATAAAATGTATATAATTATTTTACAATATAAATAAAATAATATGTATTTATATTAATGACATCCTGTGATAAAAATAAAAATACCGCATCAAGCATAACAAATGAAATAAATACACGCATATATGATAGAAATATCCCTTCTCAGCCGCTTCAACAATATTTAGATGTTAGACCAGTAATGACAAAATACTCTTATTTTCCAATAGTAGATCCAAGAAAAGAAGTAAGCACTCCTTTTACGCAATACCCAACTTATAATGTACATAAAACTTTTAATCCAGGTAATACACAATCACCGTGGTCTGGTTTTGCTTCAAATGTAAATGTAGAATCCGAATTGAAAAACCAAATTTTTGCTTTACAAAAGTGTAATCAAGCCGTATATGTTCCAAATACTAAGAGCGATTTGTATCAATTTACATTTCAAACAAATAATCTTGTTCAACAACCTCACGATTTATTATTTCAAGAGCAAGAATTTAAAGAGTTTAATCCAAATTGTCATTCAGAAGATGTAGGTTATAGTATGTTTAACAATTCCACAAGAACACAAATAAAAGATTTAACTCCTCAGCATGATAAAATTGCTACAGCATCAAAATCTTCTTCTGGTATGCCTCTTATGAATAATGGAAAAAATAATAGACAAATAAATAATGGTTTGAATCATATTCAAAAACAAATTCAAAATCCGAATCAAAGATAAATACAAGATTATATTAACTAAATAACAATACAAAATAAAGAGTAAAAATATATTATTTTTAATAGTTTTAAATAATATATGTCGGATGCTTTTGTAAATCAAGTTACGCTGGATTGTTTATTAAACAAACACCAATATGAAAAATATGTATCCAATAAAATATCGAAAGATGTAGATAAAAAAGAGAAAAAGTTTTACAGAAAACGTATTTTGAATTTAACGAAAGATTTATTGGCAAGTGAACCAGAAGTTACTAATTTATTACCTGACGTGAATTATGCTTTTGATAATTATGTAAGAGCGTGTATTCATTCTTTTAAGGTTTTAGATAGCAATGATATTATTCAGTCTGAGTATGAAAACATAAAAAAAATAGAACAATCTAGAGAAGAAAAATTAAATAAAGAATATGAAAATCAAGTAAATAAACCAACGAAAAATGAAAATGATAATGATAATGAATATGAAACTGGCGAGGAAGAAGATGAAGTTAAAGAATCTGAAATCGCAAAAAATAAACAATCCGCCGATAACATTCTAGCTCGTTCAAATATTAGAATAATAAATCCATCTTTAGATAGTTTTATAAAAGTTAAATTACCTCAGATGAGAGACGAAATGATTTTACCAAAACAAAAAGAAATAAACCTAAACGAAGTAAGTTTAAAAACAAAGGGTATTAAATAAATATATTGATAAAAAGAAAAATATATCTAATATTTATGAAGACGACACAAAAAAATAAAAATTATAAACAAAATAAGACTTTAAAAAATAATTTTATTAAGCATAGCGTAAAAAACTTAAAACCTACGAAATACAGTAAAAGTAAAAAAAGAGGGGGTCAATTGCAAAAGTTAAGGTGTAGTCCAAAAGAAAAGGGTAAAATAAATAGCTTTAGTTGTTACACAGACGAATCCATATATAAATTAAGAGATATTTGGAATGCTCGTCATCCAGATGCGTTAATTAACTCAAATGATCCACGAGAAATACACAAAACACTAACAAAATATTTAAGTTCTGTTTGTAATAAAGAATCGTGTTGGTTAAATCAAGGTTTTGTAAAAGGCAAAGTAAGTAGCGAGATGGCTGATTCATTTGCTCCAGAATCTCCCAAAGAATGGAAAAATAATCCAAATGACTGGTTATCTAGTCTAGAAATAGTAAAAGTAATGAAACAATATGAAAAAGCATATAAATGTTTTGATTTTATAGGACCATCTCCGATTGATTTTGATACAAAAAAATTATATGGGGAATGCGTTTGGGAAGAACTTTGTCACTTTAATTTAAAACAACAAATAGATAAAGGTAAAACAAAAATAGGTGTTATATTTAATACGGATCCGCACAACAAACCCGGACAGCACTGGATGAGTTTGTTTATAAATATTAAAAAGAAACAAATATTCTTTTTTGATAGTGTAGGTGACAAAGCACCCCGTCAAGTAATGAAATTAGTAAATAGAATAAAAAAACAAGGTAATGCTATTGGCATAAAATTCGATTTTGACCAAAATCATCCTGTAGAACATCAATATGGCAATACTGAGTGCGGTGTATATAGTATATTTTTTATAGTTCATATGTTAGAGGATAAATTAACAGAACATTATTTTAAAACTCATATATTAAAAGACGAGTATATGGAAAAATTCAGAAAAATATACTTTAATGATTCACTTTAAAATAATATATAGATAACCTTATTCTAGATATTATTTATTCTATAAATTAATTAATATAGTGATAATATATTATGATACCAAAAATAATACATCAAACATGGAAAACAATTGTTGTTCCAGAGGAATGGAAAGATGCGGTAGAATCGTGTAAAACTATGAATAATGATTATAAATACATACTTTGGACAGATGAAACGATGGAACAATTTGTTCAAAAAGAATACCCTGATTTTTTAAATGTATATAAATCATATAAACATAATATTCAAAGGTGTGATGCGTTTCGTTATCTAGTTTTGTATAAATATGGAGGTATTTATTTAGATATGGATATAGTTTGTAAAAAAAAATTAAATTCGTTGTTAAAATATGATTTTGTTTTATCAAAATCGTCAAATATAAATAGTTTTACCAATTCATTTTTTATGATTGTGCCAAAACATCCATTCCTGAAATTTTGTATTGATAATTTACCTAATTATATAGATTCATATTCGTATTTTGGTAACCATTTACATATAATGAACAGCACCGGGCCACTTTATTTAACAAATATGTTAAATAAATATGGGATACAAAATATAAATAATATGTATATTTTAACAAATGATGAATTCGCAGGTGATTGTACTGTTTGTACTGAAAACTCGTGCCGCGGTGGTGTGTATTTTAAACATATAACAGGAAACTCTTGGCATTCGTTTGATTCAACATTTTATAATTTTAGTTTTTGTAATTACAAAGCAATAATAAGTGTAATACTAATATTAATCGCATTATTCCTTTTGTTACTTCATAATAAAGTAATACAAATACAAAATTTATTGTGGTTTAAAGTAAAAAATATGAAAATAAATAAAACAATTATGTGTGTTTATTTTATTATCGTATTAACATTATTAATATATTTTTGGTTGAAATAATGAAAACATTACGAAAATAAGTATATAAAAAATAATTAATATAATTATATAAATAATGTCAGCGGAAGATTTTTTATCAAGCCAAAACGTAAAATTAATTTGGGATGTTTTAATAGATGAAGATATATTAAATAATAAATCAAAAGATGTAGATGTTGTTGCTCAAATAAACGTAGTTTTTAATAAAAATATAGTTCCTTTTTATGAAATCGAAAAAAAAAATACAAATAATCTTATAGAACTAAACAAAAAATTTATAACACTAATTATAAATTTTGTTAATAAAACTTTTCCAAATTTTCCACAGCAACAGCCACAACAAACTAGCCAACAACCCGATAAAAAAGAGTTAATCACATATGAAGATTTACAAGCAAATAGACAAACTGAATTTGAAAAAGAGTTTTCAAGAAAACAAAAGGAATTTTCAAATATGATGACATTACAAGTGCCCGAAAAGCCGAATTTTAGTGATAATATGGATAAACCAATTGGTGAAATAGAAGTAGAAATTAAAAAAATGATGGCGCAACGAAACTATGATTTAGAATCAATAAATAAATCTGTAAATGCTGAACAAGTTGAAAATTGGTTGAAACCGAAAGAAACATCTGTTAAACTAGAAAAGGGAAAAGGCGTTCCACCAACATTCAATAATGCTCCTTTAAAATATATCAAAATTGACAATACTGATATAAATGAAAGTATTTATAAAAGTGAAATAATAGATTTAGGTAGTCCTCAAAAAAAACAAATAAGTTGGGCAGATGAAAATATAAAGATGAACATACATGAATCACAACTTGAAAATAATAGAAGCATGAACGGTTCTTTATTTTCAAAACTAAAACTATTGCCACACATGTTAGAAGAACAAAATATCCAAACAAATAAAATAGAAACAATCGAGAAAACGAAAATAGAACATATAGAAGAAGATATAAAAGTAATGAATAGTAAAATTGAAGATATTAGTAACAAATTATTATCTATTTTGGAAATTTTACAAAAAAAATAAAAATGATTTAAATATTATCAAATACTAATATTTAAATCAATCAACAATGGAAATAATTTTAATTATATTGTCTATTTTGTTTATTTCATGTAATGCCGAAATAAAAGGTAGTTATCCGGAGTACATGAAATTCAGAAACCACGCTTTAAGAATATTAATATCAGAAGATTATTACAAAATTAAAAAGATGATGATGGCCCAAAATACTAAAATAAGATATTTAAAAAATATTACAAGTAAAAAAATACTAAAAATATATGATAAAGCGTTGTCCAAATATTACGATTCTGTTATAAATTATTCTTCTTTATCAGAAGACGATAAAACCATTATAGAAACTATTTTATCGATGTCTTACTAATTCACTAATGGTCTAAATACGTCTTCTCCATTTGGTTTGATTTCATAAGTTCCAACTTGAACAACAGGTATCGCAGGATTTTCTCTAGCAGCCATATAACTTTTTTCGTCATATATTTTTAACAAAGTTGGTGTTATTTCTCTATAAACATATCTTTTTTGTCGAATCATTATAACTTTTCCGACCCAACTTTCTAATTCTTTATTTTGTATAAGAGTTGAATCACTTTGTTGACTTGTATAATCAGGAACATATGAATAATCATTTTTACCAGGTTCTCCAAAACTAATACATTTATCACCATTATAAATATAGCAATCAAATGAAGATTCTTTTATTGCTTGTGTTAATTGTGATGTTAGTTTTCCTTTAATCTCTGAAATCTCATATAAATATTGGTCGCTAGTAAAATAAAATTCACCAATTTTACTCTTATCATGTCTTTTTAGTTCTTTCGCAGCATCAGACTTTAATTGTTCAGGAGTTAAAACCATCAAATAGACAAATACTTCAACCGTTTGTAAAGCTTGTGGTAAGTTTTTATGACTACAAATACGTCTAGCACGACCAATAACTTGTTCTAGACGAACAGGATGCCAATAAGGCTCCATAATATGAACATATCTTGTATTTCGCAAATTAATACCTTCAGAACCGGATGACGTAATCATTAAAATTTTGATTATTTCACCCATATTGTTATTGTGTGATATTTTTTTTAGTTCGGATGAAATTCCGGAATCAACATAGTCCCAATCACCGTTATAAATATTTCTAATAATTTCTTTTTCTTCTGAAGTTTCAGTTCCTGTATATAAAGCAAATAATGGTTTGCCTTCATCTTCTTCTTTCATATCTAATAGCCAACCTGAAGGTCCTTTTTTAATTCTAAATCTTGCGAAACCATTTTTTTCCAAAACTAAACTAAAAATACCAATACCTTCTATGGTTCTAAATTGACTATAAATTAAATGTAATCCAATATGACGAGGGTCTTGAATATTATCAAGGATGCTTAAAAACTTAGGGCTATATGTTTCTAATGCTTCAGGTGTTAAAAATTCTGTAGAATGGTCAGATATATATTTAATAACCCTTTCAATACTTTCTTTATAACTTACACCTCCAAGTTCCTCAAGAATTTCTTCACCTTCAAGTTCGCCTTCACGATTATCATTAACATCATGATTCATTTCAATTCTTCTGGCTTCTCTAAGTAAATTAGAGATACTACTTTCGCCTTTTTTTCCTTTTTGAGCATTTTCTTGTCCTACAACTTCTTCAATATCTTCTTCTGCTATCTTTGCCTCTTCTATCTTTTTTGATTTCCCTTTTTTAGTTTTTTTTGCTTCTCCTTCTTTCGCTTCTCCTTCTTTCGCTTCTCCTTCTTTTGCTTCTCCTTCTTTCGCTTCTCCTTCTTTCGCTTCTCCTTCTTTTGCTTTACCCAAAAAAAAATCACGTGGCATCGGTCTATTTGGCATAACATAATTACAAAATAAACGTGAAAAAATTCTGTATGTAGATGATTGCTCTTTATCGTCGAATAAACCTGCTGTAAAAGATTGTTCTCGTTTCCTTTTTTCAGATTGTCTCTCTTCAATTCTAGCCATTTCATATTTTTGAAACTGAAAGTTGCTCATCGGTATTCTAATTACATGATAATCAAGCCCTAATGTATTTGAATATTTTGGTAGCAAACTTTCTTGAGCGCTTCTAAAGTAAGATGATAGTCCAATTATACGTCTTTTTAATGCATCTGTATTTTTTAAATCAGCAGTAATAGAATCCACATAATTATTATTAAAAAGTTCTAGAGAATCGGGTAATGCTTTTTTATTACGAATTTTAACCCCTGTAGGTAAGATATCGATGTTATTATCAGATAACAATTTTATTATTTTTTTTAAAAAATTATCATCAGACCTATATTCTGTATCTATAACTGTATTGCCTGTAGTTTCATCTTTTTTAGTGTTTGAAACGCCTTGATACCCAGCATCTGCTTTAATTTTATTTTTAAATCCAAAAGGGTTTCGTGTAATAGTTAAAATTTTCAAAGAGGATGAATAATCTAAATAATCGAGAGATTTCTCTCCAAGCAACATTTGTTGAAGAGTATTTTTGTCGATTTTACTACTAGTTTTAACGTCCAACGGAATTTCCCATGTTTTAATATATCCTCTCAAAATGTTAAAAAGTATTCCGAATTCATTTGTATAATTGATAACTGGTGTTCCTGTTAATAATATAATACGAGCATTTTTGGCACTTAATAAGTATTCGTATAATTTTGTTGATAAATATTTTGGCGGCACTTTTCTCTCGCCTGTTTTGTCATCCTCTTCAACTTCCGGTTCTTTTTTTAGTTTATTTACAATTCTACTTATTAAATTGTGTGCTTCGTCTATAACAACAACACAATCATCGAATAAATTTCTTGTAAAACCGTTCGTAAGTTCCTCCAGTCTTTTAGTGCGCAAACCATTATAATTTATAAATGAGTATTTATTATTTATCATTTCTTCCAATTGGTCATCTAATGATTTTTGGTCAACAGGTGCCAATTCAGCAAAGTTGGCAGGTTTTTTAACATTTATAAACCATGCGCCTTTTTTTCTTCTAATATATTCTTGTGGTAATCCTAATACATTTGATAAAACGGGTACCGCATCTGGATTTTCAGTAATTGATATCCATTCCCAATATTGGTTTTTTTTAAACATAAGGTCTCCGCATTTTTTTAATTCTTCTCGGTAATTTCTTTGTAAAGATGCTGGCAACATAATGATAACTTTTTTTGACCCTTTCATCCCCTCTGCTATAGCAATAGATGTGCAACTTTTTCCTGATCCTAATCCGTGATACAATAATAACCCACGATAAGGTGTATATAGATTCATGTAATCTCTGACAATTTTTTGATGAGTTAATAGAGAGAAATCCCCAGATTTGTTACCTATAGTGTCACAAGATATACTTTCACTATTTGCCTCTAACTCTTCACGATATTTATAAAATAATGAATTTATAAAATTAATAAACATCTCTCTATTGTTCATGTAATAACTTGATACTTTGATATTAACAAGCGGTTCTTTCTTTGGTAGGCGCTGAACAATAGGCGTATCTCCAATTATAACGCTAGTTTCTTTGCCAATAACAGCAACACCCTTTTCAATTTGTTTTGGTTTTCTAGGCGCCCTAGGCTTTTTCACTTTTACAACATCGGGCGATTCAGCAAGTTCTTCAGCCTCTATAATAGGTTCATCTACATTTACACCTAGTTGTAAAGGAGGCTCTCCTACAATTTCTTCAATACCAGGTAATTCAACGTTATCATCATCATCATCTTCTATAACAATTTTTTTGGTTGTTCCTACCTTTTTTGCTTTTTTTTGTTCAGGAATTGCTTCAGTAATAGGTACAATAGCGTTTTCTACATCTTTCGCAGCAGCAACAATAGGTTTAATACTAGTTTTCGTTAATTTGTTGTCAGCTAATTTTTTTAATAAAGTTTTACGATCAAATGTTTTATCTTCTTTAAAATCAATTGTTAATGATGGAACAGGTTTGTTGATAGCAATTGTTCCCAGTGGTAATTCTTCAATTCCTCCCTCTTCTCCCTCTTCTATATTCTCGTTTTCAGGTTTTTCACCTACGCTTTGAAATTTTACAGCCTTTGGTTTAGGTTTTTGTGTGATTTCTTTACCTTTAACAAGAACCGCAACAGGTTGACGTTTATCATTTTTTGGTTTAACCTGTAATTCTTTTAATGCTTCTAAAGGATTCATTTGCTTATATAATTTGAATATATAAATTTTTATATTTTTACAAATACTTATAAATATGAAGTTATAAGTTTATATAATATTATGAGTGAATATTCAACATTGTTTAATTTGATTGTGTGTTCAATTGTTTTATATTTTTACTTACACATTTATCATATAAAACGCCCGTTTTAAATGATAACTTCACAATTTGTAAAAATTACTACAAATAATATAAAATAATAAAATACCAATTATTTCAATAAAAATATGATAAGGAAAGTTTGGATAAATATCTAGCATTTTTTTACAATTGTATTTTTCATTCAAAAATAAAAGTATAATGACAACCACACAACATATTATTTGATATACACTATTTTGAATAAATTCAGGTAATAATGCAATGTAATATAATAATAATGAAATCATAATTATAGCTTGACTCGCAATATAAAAGACAATTGGTAAATAAAATAAAGAATATATATCAAAACAAATTAATGATGCTAAATAAAAAATAAACTCATAACTGGGTAGTTTTTTCGTATAAACATAGAATGTATAAAAAAATGAAAAGTTTATTATATATGTAAGAATATGTGTTATATTTGTTTGTATATTTCCTTTAATATGAATGATATGAGAAAATAAATGAAAACATTCAAAACATAGTATAGAAAGTAATAAAATAAAAGTATGCCATTTTTTAGTTTTTAACAAAAAATATGATATTATAACACAGTTAATAAAATTAAACAGCGCTGAATATGGTTGTGATACTCCAGTTTTATTTGGTTTTTCGCATGTATTAAATGGGAATGTATATTCACTCATATAATATAAATATATTTGCTTTCATCTACATTTTATAATTTATAATTTATAATTTATCCTTCATAAAATCTTTATTATTCTAAAAAATAGGTTGGTTTGAAACTAATTCTTGAACAATCATTCCTAATGAGCCAATCATAGCAAGTCTGCCGTTATTTAGTTCTGCGTTTGACATAAATGATTCATCATTTCCTAAAAATGATTTTTTCAAATTAAAACCTAGGTCTCCTGGTTTATAATCACTTTTCATTACAAAATAATTTGATGAGTTTGTGTATGGATTTTCCCATCCCAACAAAATAGATTGTAATTCTGCTGCTCCAACCAAACCAGTAAATGCTGCTATAGTAATCATATTTGCGTTGTCTAAAACGTGAATTGCCTGTTCATGAGTAACTGCTTCAGTTATAGGAATCGCAACCGCAGAAATCATTCCCCATCTACTGTGCTTTAGTTCTGCTTCACGAAGTTTAACTAACTCGTGTTGCGGTTTATTATTTGCGAATCCAAGAGGGTCGAAATAGCCGAGTGGCTTAGTAATACCATTAAAAAACCCAAAACTATTCACACCATAACTAAGTAGAAGAAATAATCCAAAACAACTGTACATTATATATAATAATCGTATTTTTTGTTTAAGTAGTTTCTACAAAATATTATAAAATACAAAATAAAAATTATTATATTTTGTTTTTGTATCAATATTATTTTGGTCTGTCTAATTATTAGAATTAATAATTGAAATTGCTTCAAAACAGGCAACTTGTTCTGCCTTTCTTTTTATTTTATGTTGTCCTTCACCCATGAATAAAAATATTTTACCGTGTTCCTCTAGATAAGTTTGAATCGATTTAAATGTTTTAAATTTAGAAAAATGTGTTGATTGAGAAGGTGATAAATTGTAAATGTGCTGACCTAAACACAAATAAACACCCATTTTGTATCCTAATTCTGGATCGTGTTCAATTTCTAAGTATTGAGGTGTTACCTTGAACTCTTTTTGTATTTTTACTTGAAGTATATTTTTATAATTATCGTCATTTGTAATAAGTTCAATCCAATTGATATGTTTTTCAAATATACTTTCCACAAATTTTTGGACCATTTGAAATCCCGGACCCGTAGCAAACATATTTTCAAACCAGCCTTCTTCATCCTTGACATTAATTTTATTAAAATCTAAAAATAATGCTCCTATAAACGACTCGAAAAGACAGCCTAACTTTTTAAGATTTGTTCTTATTTTTTTCTCTTCAGCGTGTTTAGACAAAATAAGCCACTTATGTAATCCCATTTCTAAAGCAATTTTACCTATTGCTTCGTTTTTAACAATAGCGATTTTTTTCTCTGTCATAAACCCTTCGTTTTCTTTAGGAAACCTTCTATAAAGATAGTATTTTGTGACTAGTTCTAGCGCTCCATCACCAAGAAACTCAAGACGTTCATTTGATTTGCTTTTGAGTTGCATACAATCAGACGGTCTCTCTACAATTGTGATATTTTGTAAAATATTTTCAAAATGAGGTCGCTTAGTATAAGATTTATGAACAAAAGCTCTTTTATAAAGTTCAATATTATGAACAATTGGAGGCAGTCCGTATTTAATGAGAATAGATTGAACTTCGCTCAATGTAATCTCTACATTTAGAGGATTATACGGATTAAAAATTAATCCATCTTCTGATTTAATAATATCATCGTCGTGTGTAATTTTAGAGTCTTCCATGCTATTATATATTATATTATTTAGGTGACTTTATACCTTTTACACTAATTTATTATATTTTTAGCAAATAAAAAATAATATTTTTGTAGTATATAAACATGGTGTTAATGTCTGCTGGAAAAAACGCTCGTCATCAAGCATCTATCATTACTAGAACAAATGTTTGTGGTGGTCCTAAAAAGGCTGGAACTGCCCCCCGTATGGGTTTTTATTTGTCTAGTATGAAAGGACAATTAATTGGTGCTCCTCAATCCGTTCCTAAATTCTGTATGGTTAGTAAAACAGTTCAAACACAAAAATACGGCTACCACGCTGTCCACGGTGGTAACATGGGTTAAACAAAAAGTTGAATTTACAAAATTAAATATTATAACATTAAAAATATTATTAATATTTAATAAAAAATACTTATTACAAAAATAATTTAATAACAAGGCATTAAATTATTATACTATGATTATTAAAATCGATGTGCGTGAATCAGAATTAATTCAAGTAGTTACAAATTTAATTAATACTATTCCAAGTTTTAAAGAATTACAAATTGTAACAGAAAATTTGCCTTTAGGAGATATTATTATTTCAAATAATAACAATGACAAAATAATAATAGAGAGAAAGTCAGTAAATGATTTGCTTTCAAGTATTAAAGATGGTAGATATGAGGAGCAATCATACAGATTGAATGGATTAAATCATCATAATCACAATATAATTTATTTGATTGAAGGAGATATCAACAGATTAAATCGTTTTAAAGACAATAAATTTGAAAAATTAACCCTTTATTCTGCTATTTTCTCTCTAAATTATTATAAGGGTTTTTCAGTGTTAAGAACATTTAACATTGAAGAAACAGGTATTTACGTTTGTAACTCTGCGAATAAATTAAGAAAATCAGAAGCAGAAAATAGACAACCGTATTATAATAATTTGAAACAAATCGTAACTAATGTAAAAGAGCAAAGCGAAAATCAAGAAGTTACAGAAAATAATTTACAAGAGGGATCAAATGAAACCAAACCAGAAGTAGAAGAACCTACGGAACAAAACGAAAAGGATTATGTAGGTGTTGTTAAAAAAGTGAAGAAGGACAATATTACACCTGATAATATCGGAGAAATAATGCTTTGTCAAATTCCAGGTGTAAGTGTAGTAACCGCTTTAGCAGTTATGAATAAATTTAAAACTATTACAAATTTAATTACTTGTATTCAATCAGATGAAATATGTTTAAATGATATTACTTATACAAATGCTAAAAACCAACAAAGAAAAATAAATAAAACAAGTATAATGAATATACGTAAATTTTTATTAAAAAAATGAGGATATAATATATAATGAGTCAAGTTATTCAAAATATATTTCTTTTTATTAGTATTTGTTTAGTATTTTATATAGTATTTAGAATTATGGATTATTATAAAGGCAGTAAAAGAGAGGGAATGACTGGTCAAACTTCTACTGGAGGTGTAGCAGGTAATGCTGCGAATTATGCCGCAAACATAAAGGCGCAAATTGTTCAAATGCAGGACGCATTTTTAATATCAAAATATACTTCGGATTATGAAAATGTAGTTATAAATATGTCTGATTTTGTTAATAATCAAATGTTACAAACACTTTTAAGCGCGGACTTAACAAATCAACAAAGTATGGTTGATGCCTTAAATGGAATAACTAGTTTATATAATTCACAGGCTGCTTTAAATAGTATTATGAAATTTTTAGATACTAATTAAAAACAAATTTACTTATAAATAAGGTGCTGGTATTGGTATGGGTTTTGACACATTATAATTTTTTGAATTAAACTCATTCGTAACGTTGTTGTTAAAGTAAAATTTATCGTTATTTTTGTCGTTTCTATTTTTTATAATTTGAATTTGTTCATATATATTAATGAAACTGTTGTCTAAGTCTTCAACATTTTTATTATTTTTTTCATATTCGGTTTCATCTTCTTTAGTCTCAACACCCACTATACCCATAATACCCAGTATAAGATGAATGGCATAAGTCAAATTCAAATTCAAATTCATCTTTATTTTGATTTTTGACAAAATTATTTTGTTTGGGTAAATTAGTAGATTTTAAAAGGCAAGAACTTTCAGAAGAACCAGTCATGATTATATATTATAGTAAGATTTTAACTTAATCCCCATTTACATAAATAGCAACATTACTGCCGCTATAATAGCCTTTATCAATTAAAGATTGTGTATATTGTGCGCCTCCCCAGTTTGCGTCCATAGCATCAGGACTAACCGGTTGTTTATTTTGTATTATGTTCATTCCATCTAAGGGTGTCGTGCTTCCAATATCTTGATTTGTTTCATCGTATGATGGAAATGAATTCGTATTATATGGTGGGTCGTTTCTAGTTGCGTCAACTAGTAAAGTAGGATTAGGATAATTAGGTCCTGAAGGAGGTAACCCACCTTGTTGGTCTAAAACACTAGGTCTATTTTTATATACTTCATTACCTTGTGCGTCATAAGTTTGCTGTAAAAACAAAACAGGACAAATTATTCCTTGACTTTTTTGCCAATCCAAAAACTCAACATAATCTTCTAAATTATTAAATTCAATAGGGTTTACACCAGGAACTTGTGCTAATTTTGAATTATATAAATAAAACGATGAGCCTTTTTGTATTAACATATTAGGACATCTTACTTGATTTGTGTTACCGTTTGTTAATGCCTCAAAGTATTTAGGATTTGCTGTCTTTGCGTAAAAATACAAACCTACTAAAAATAATACAATTAATAAATATATTAACAAAGTCATCTATATATTTAACAGGGATAAAAATGTTAAAAAAGGTTGCGATTTTTATTTTCTAGTATTATTTATATATGTTATTTTTAAATATTGACCCTAAAAATTATAATGTTTCTAGTGAAAAGTTACACGATAAATCTCCTATAGAAGTCTTGAATGATTCTATAAAAAACGGAAAAGACGTTTTTATTTTAATATTTATGGTAGGTTGTGGTCCTTGTGAAGCCACCATTCCAGAATGGAAAAAAATACAAAATGTATTAGAAAATCGAAAATCAAAAAAACATAATCTTTCAAATGTTGTAATTGTTGATATGGATAAAGATGTATTTGAAAAATTGAAAAATAATGATAAAGAACAGAGGCTATTTAAAAGTGTATATGTATTAAATTCATTAATTTCTGGATTTCCTACAATAAAATATATTACAAAAAATGGAAAAATCACAGATGATTATGAAGAATCTCATATTAAAGTAAAAGACCGAACTATTGATTCATTTATTGAATGGATTAATACTACTATGAATTCTTCTAGTAAATCTAAAGCATTAACATATAAACAACGTGGTGGATTTATATATTCTAAAAATAAAAAAAATAATCTTACAACCCGAAGTAAATCAAGTAAATCTTTAACAGGTGGTAAATGGTCAAGAAAATACAAGAAAAGTATAAATTGTAGAAAACCAAAGGGATTTTCTCAAAAGCAATATTGTAAATATAGTCGTAAATAACTTATTATAATATTAATTCAATAAAGAATAAAATTGAATTAATAAAATGAAATAAATGTAACTGAAGATATAATAATAACAAAATGGATCCTACCTTTCGTATATTTGATTTCAATTTTTATAACCAAAAAGCAGATGATGAATCTGCTAGTGATGAAGAAAGTAATGTTTATAAGGACACACAGACATTTATGATTCAAATGTTTGGGTTAAATGAACAAGGTAAAACATGCTCTATTTATGTAGAGGATTTTAAACCATTCTTTTATGTTATGGTAAATGATAGTTGGTCTATACCAGAAAAAAATCGGTTTTTGGAACATATAAAAACAAAAATGGGTAAATTTTACGAAAAATCTATCAGTGATTGTATTATAATACAACGTAAAAAATTATACGGGTTTGATGGAGGTAAAGACCACAAATTTATAAAATTCGAATTTACAAACTTAGCGGCTTTTAACAAGGCTAAGAATCTATGGTATTCAGACTATAATAAGGGTCATAAACTTTTAAAAGATGGCTACGTTTTTAACGATACAAAGACAAGACTATATGAGGCAAATATTCCGTCGTTACTGCGTTTCTTTCATATTCGTGATATTAGCCCATCGGGGTGGATTTCTTTGCCAATAAAAAAAACTATAACAGTTCAAAGTAGTTTGAAGAAAACTACCTGCGATTTTGAATACATAATAAATTATAAATACGTAAAACCTATGAATGACCTCGAGGTTCGGGTTCCTTATAAAATATGTAGTTTTGATATTGAGGCAAGCAGTAGTCATGGTGATTTTCCAGTCCCTAAAAAGACATATAAAAAGTTGGCAACAAATATTGTTGAATATTTTGAAGAATTAGATGTAGAAATTACTAAGGAGTTATGTGAAACAAGTCTAAAAAAGATTTTGATGTCGGCATTTGGTTACGATAAAATGAGCCAAATTGACGTTGTTTATCCTATTGGACCTAATCCATCGAAAGAATCAGTTGAAGAAATGTGTAAGAAATGGCTAGCAACACCGGTGAGAAACTTTGTAAAAACACAAGAGTTTCAAGAAGCGAATTCATTAGAATCATTATTTTCTAAAATGTCACATGCTGGACACGAATGTGAAGGAGATGGCGAAGGACAAGCCCAAGATTTTACGTTTTATAAAAAAAATGTTAAAACATCGATCGACAAAAAATGCACAATTGTTGACTTGATCTGTGATAAAAAGTTTCCAAGAGAAAGTAAAATAGAAGAAATTGATAATACACTTACACCAAAAGAAAACGTTAAAAGCAATATATTTCCTAAATTGGAAGGTGATAAAGTAACATTTATTGGTTCAACTTTTATGAATTATGGCGATTATGAACCATATATGAACCACTGTGTTGTTTTAAACACGTGCTCAAAGTTGCCAACAGATAATACTATTATTGAGACATACCAGTCAGAAAAAGAAGTCTTAATTGCTTGGCAAAAAATGATTCAGAGAGAGAACCCTGATATTGTTATTGGTTATAACATATTTGGGTTTGATTATATGTTTATGTTTAAACGTGCTGAAGAAAATAATTGCGTGGAAGAATTTTTAAAGTTGTCGAGAAACGTTGATGAAATATGCGGCACAAAAATAAAAGATGAAAATGGCAGAGATACTGGAAAATACAAAATTGAAGAAAGTAGTATTCAAATTGCTAGTGGTCAGCATGATTTGCGTTTTATAAAAATGAATGGACGATTACAAGTAGATCTATATAATTATTATCGTCGTGAAGCAAATCTAACAAGTTACAAGTTGGATTATGTGGCAGGCAATTTTATTGGTGATTTTATAAAAAGTATTGAGCATGTGGAAAACGAAACCGTAATCAAAACGGGTAATATGACAGGTCTTCTAGTTGGAAGCTATGTTCATTTTGAAGAAATAGGACATTCTGTTGATTACTACGCCGACGGAGCAAAGTTTTTGGTTACATATGTCAATAAAGTAGAAGGCAAGTTTAAAATTGAGGGAATAATAAATCCAGACCAAAGTAAAAAAGTTCGTTGGTGTTTAGCAAAAGACGACGTTACACCGAAGGATATTTTTAGAATGACGAATGGTTCTGCTGATGATAGAGCAGTAATTGCTAAATACTGTATTCAGGATTGTAACCTAGTTCATTACTTGTTCAACAAGTCAGATATTTTAACTGGTTTTATTGAGATGGCAAAGATTTGTAGTGTTCCGATTAATTTCTTGGTTATGAGAGGACAAGGAATTAAACTGACAAGTTATATTGCTAAAAAATGTCGTGAAAAGCGCACGCTAATGCCAGTTATAGAAAAAGGTGGATTAGATGAAGGTTATGAAGGTGCGATAGTGTTAGACCCCAAATGTGATTTGTATTTGGATAATCCTGTTGCTTGCGTAGATTATGCGTCTTTGTATCCAAGTTCTATGATTAGTGAAAATTTGTCACACGATAGTAAGGTTTGGACAAAAGAATATGATTTGGCAGGCAATTTAATTGAAGATTGGGGTGAAAAAGATGAAACCGGTAATTATATATATGATAATTTACCTGGTTACGAATATGTAAACATGAATTACGATACGTATCAATATGTTAGAAAAACACCAACGTCTGCGGCAGAAAAAGTAAAATCAGGTTATAAAATATGTCGTTTCGCTCAGTTTCCAGAAGGAAAAGCAATTATGCCTTCTATTTTGGAGGAATTGTTGGTCGCAAGAAAGACAACTAGAAAATTAATTCCGCAGCAAACAGATGAATTTATGAAACAAGTGTTGGAGCAACGTCAACTTGGTTATAAACTTACTGCGAATTCACTTTATGGTCAGTGTGGTGCGAAAACCAGCACATTTTATGAAAAAGATATTGCTGCTTGTACGACTGCTACAGGTCGAATGCTTTTGACTTACGCCAAAAGAATTATTGAAGAATGTTATGGAGATTCTATTTGTAATACAAAAGCACATGGACCTGTTTTAACAAAAGCGGAATATATATATGGAGATAGTGTTGCTAACTATACACCTGTATATGTATCCACTTTTAAAAAAAGTGGAGCAAAAGAAGAATCAAATAAAGAAAATAGAATTATTGATATAGTAACAATTGAAGAACTTGCGAATAAGTATGGAAATAATAAATGGGTAACGTGTTTAGAACCAGGAAAACAAGAAAAAGAGGTTTGCGAACTAAAAAACGTCGAAACATGGTCAGATAAAGGCTGGACAAAATTACATAGAGTTATTAGGCATAAATTAGTATCTCATAAAAAAATGATGCGTATTTTAACGCATACAGGAGTAGTAGATGTTACAGATGACCATTCACTTATTTTAAAATCAGGCGAAGAAATATCGCCAAAAGATGTTCAAATTGGAACAGAATTGCTACACCATGATTTGCCTACAAATGAAATAAATACAAATAATATATCTGTAGATGAAGCCTTAATTTTAGGGTTCTTCTTTGGCGATGGTAGTTGTGGAGATTATGAATGTCCTTCTGGGAAAAAAAGTTCATGGGCATTAAATAATGCTTCTCCAGTAATCATAAATAAGTATATTGAATTATGTAAAAAAGTATATCCTCAATTTAATTGGGTCGTTATGCCTACGTTAAAAAGTTCAGGTGTATATAAAATATCACCTAGATGTAAAAGTTATGGGTCTATTGCTGAATTTGTAAGAATGTATCGTAAAAAAATGTATTTTGATAAATCAAAAATAATTCCAATTGATATTTTAAATAGTGACGAAGATGTAAGAAGTGCCTTCTTTGAAGGTTTGTATGATGCGGATGGCGACAAAGATATAAATGGATATAAACGTATTGACCAAAAAAGTCAACTAAGTGCTTCTCATATTGCTTTGTTGGCTTCTAGTCTTGGTTTATCAATATCAATAAATACTAGAAAAGATAAATCAGATATATACAGAATTACTATGACAAATTTAAAACAACGAAAAAATCCTAATGCCATTAAAAAAATTATTGAAATACCCGATTATCAAAATTATGTTTATGACTTGACAACAGATAATCATCATTTTGCGGCAGGCGTTGGAAACATGATTGTTCATAACACGGATTCTGTATTCTTCACTTTTAATTTACAAACACCTGAAGGCAAACCAATAAGAGGAAAAGAAGCGTTAGAAATTACGATTGAGTTAGCGCAAGAGGCAGGTCATTTAGCATCTAGTTTCTTAAAAGATCCTCACGATTTAGAGTATGAGAAAACATTTATGCCGTTTTGTTTGTTATCGAAAAAGAGATATGTTGGCATGCTTTACGAGACAGACCCGAATAAATGTAAAAGAAAGGAAATGGGTATTGTATTAAAGCGTCGTGATAATGCTCCAATAGTGAAAGATATATATGGAGGCATAATAGATATTTTAATGAAAGAGCAAAATATAGGTCATGCAATAGAATTTTTAAGAACATCTTTACAAAATATAGTAGATGAAAAATTTCCAATAGATAAACTTATTATTACAAAATCGTTACGCTCTGGGTATAAAAATCCACAGTCAATTGCTCATAAAGTGTTAGCAGATAGAATTACAGCAAGAGACCCAGGTAATAAGCCAAGTTCAGGTGATAGAATACCATTTGTGTATATTAATACAAAGAATAAAAAAGCATTACAAGGAGAAAAAATTGAAACCCCTATGTTTATATTAGAAAATAGTTTGAAAATAGATTATTCGTTTTACATTACGAATCAAATAATGAAGCCTGTTCAACAGGTATTTGCGTTGGTTTTAGAGAAAATTTGGGAAATGCAGAATAAAAAAACAAAAATTATGAAGTTTAAGAAAGAAGTTGAAAATTTACGTAAAATAACAGAACCAGATAAGTTTGAAGATAAACTAGAACAATTAAAAAACAAAGAAGTAAAAACACTATTGTTTGATGAATATTTGAGAGAAACAAATAATGAGAAACAAGGTGTTCAAAGTCTTACAAAATTCTTTGTAAAAAAATAATTATATAATATATAATGAAAAACACAAAAAGAAAGAGTAAAAAAATTCAAAAAGGTGGCTTTTTTACTATTGGTGGAAGAGAAACAAAAAGTCAAAGAGATTTAATCGTTAAATGTGATCTAACAGATGTAAATAGTATTAATGATCCTTTTTTAATGAAACAAAAAATAAATACCTGTTGTCCAACATCTACATTTAGTTTTTTCGCGAAAAACAAATCAATTAAGTGTGACGAAATGAAAAAAAAATACGAAGAATTGCTGAAAAAAAATGGACAACAAACATTAAATATTAATAATGTTCATGATCCACGTGAATTAGAAAAAATGTATTTGTCATCGTGTCCAAAAGATAGATTTGGTTTTAAGAATGGATCTAGATTATGTAGAGAACTTGATGCGAGACATCGTGATTTGGTTTTACAAGATAATAAAGAGATAAGACAATTTAAAAATCAATATGGAAGACCTACTACAAGTCGTAGATTATCAAATTTTGGTAAAAATATGATAAATATGTTTAATAATAATCAAAAACCCAAAGTAGAACCACCCAAAGTAGAACCACCCAAAGTAGAACCACTCAAAGTAGAACCACCCAAAGTAGAACCACCCAAAGTAGAACAATTACAAAACAACACAAATAATAATGAAGATTATAACTCTGATTTTAAATCTGTTCCAAGTAAAGAATCTAACCCAATACAAGTCTCACAAGAACCACCAAGACAACAACAAGAAGAACAAAAAACACAAGCACCACCAGAAACACCATCGACAGAAATAAAAACTGGCGGCAAGAGAATTAAACGCAAATCAAAAAAAAATAATAAAAGAAGGAAAAATTCAAAAACCAAGAGACGTTAATTATTCAAATAAGTTAATATAAGTATTTGATAATTTCAATATATAAAATATTATTTTTATATATTGATTTTAGTTTATTTACATGTTTTTAATTAAAACAGCTATATTGTTAATATATATATTTAACACTCACTTAAGTATTGTCTCAAAGGTGCTCTCTTGCTTTTTTCTCTCTTACTTTGAGATTTTTGAGTCACCATTTTTTGAAGCAAAAACTTTATGTCCTGAATGTCATTTTCAAGCTTATAAACTCTATCAGACAAAAAGGTATCTTCTTCATAATTATTGAAGTAAGAACAATCAATTGAAGGTTCAATCAAGTCCTGTGGAGTAGTAAGTTGTAGTTGTTCAGCATATTCAGGATATCCACGAGCAACATGGAATTCATCAATAAACTGTTCGTTATAAAGTTTATATAAAATTGCTTCAACAGTTCTTTCATGTTTTAAAGCAATTTCTTGAATTGTCAATTCCAAAAGTTCATATTCTCTTTGTAGTGAATTTAATTCACTAACAGTCCATTTGTTGCCATTACGTCTTGGTGTCATTTATATAAATATTATAACATATGTCTTTATATTATTTATATTAATTATTTAACTATGGACGCGACGTGTTATCTTTATTTATAATAAGTATGTATGAGCATATCCAAGAACCAATAAATATCCACATATTATTTATAATATTCGCACCATTATAAAGAACCCATCTTAGACCTTGACAGTGTGGGCTAGCCGTTAAAAATGGCGATGTTATTAGTCCCCAAAAAGTATAAGGAACACAAAATTTTATGTATAATTGCGAAGCAAAAAAATGTAAAAATATCCACATAAAATATATACTAGATGCGTTAAAAAATATTATAATAGAATTATACGTTACAGAAATAAATAATCGATAATAATTTGGTTTTTCAGTCATATTTGCTATACAAATAATTAATTTTATCTTTATATTAATTAATAAATTCATATTTGTCTATCACTTGTGTTTCTTGTATTATTTATATTATATGGAAACGTTAGTAAAATGGTTGTTATTTCATTTGTAAGTAAATCAGAAATATTGTTGCCAGAAGCGTCAGTATTTAATTGTATATTATTTAATAAATAATCTGTTAATGTATTAGTTGCGCTTGTAAATAATCTGTCCATATTATTAGATAGACCGGTAGTTGTATCTCTAGTGGTATCTGTAGTTGTATCTCTAGTGGTATCTGTAGTTGTATCTCTAGTTGTTTCATTAATAGAACTACTATTTAAATTATTACTACGAAACCCATCATAGTTATTATTTATTGATCGAGAACTATAATTACGAATATCGTAACGACAAACAGGACACCTACAATTACTTTGAAACCACACGTTTAGTTGTTCTGTATTAAAAATATGACTACAAAATCTAATAACAGATACATAATCTTCATCTCTAAACGGTTCTAATGATATAGGACAACTAATATTATTTGGTGTTATTATGTCACTATATCTAACAATTCTAGTTGCGTTTTCAATTTGTGTTTGTGTTGGATATATTTGAACAGGTGTAAAAAAAGTATTAAGATAATTTGTATAATTATTCTCTCTTTCTTGCGTCGATCTTAGAGGTCTACCTGTAGGTATATTATCAAATAAGTGGTTATATAATACATTATTACTCATATCACGATTTAAAAAATATCTTGGAGTTCTTGATTGTTGCGGAACAGTAGTTTCATTATTTTGTATGTTATTTAATCTATTTGTGTTATTTCTATTAACAGTAGTTAATGTTCTTGTAATGGAATCAATTATACTATTGTTAGATGAAATAATTTCTTGTACAATTCTACTAGTATTATTGAAACCTACGCTATTATTATAAACTATTTGTTGAAGCGTTCTGTGATTATCATTATACATGGTGTTTAAAGTATTTATTAAAAACAGTTGGTCGCTTGACAAATATCTAAAATGGGCTGACTCTAAAGACATAATATAATATAATATAAATCTGTTTAAATATATTACTTTAAAACTATTAATAGTAAAAATGAACTTTGAAAAATACGCAAACAAAGGATTAAGTGGTTTGTCAAATCTAGGAAATACGTGTTTTATTAATTCATGTATGCAAGTTTTATCACATACATATGAATTAAATGACTTACTTGAAGTTGGTAATTATAAAAAAAAATTAAATAACAAATTTGATTCCGCTTTATTACTAGAATGGGATAATTTGAGAAAAATACTATGGAATGAAAATTGTGTTGTTTCGCCAAATAAATTTTTAAAAACAGTCCAAAAAATAGCACAATTAAAAGGTAATGATATATTTACTGGTTATGCGCAAAATGATATAGGCGAGTTTTTATTGTTTTTAATAGACTGTTTTCATACATCGCTTTCGAGAGAAATAACTATGACAATTATGGGAACTTCTGAAAATGAAACAGATAAAATAGCAGTAAAATGTTATGAAATGATACAAAATATGTATTCAAAAGAATATTCTGAAATATGGAATTTATTTTATGCTGTTCACGTATCAGAAATAAATTGTTTGGAAACAGGTAAAAATATTAGTATAACACCAGAGCCATTTTTTATGATTGATTTACCAATTCCACAAAATATGAAAACACCTTCTTTAATAGATTGTTTTGATTTATATGTAGAAGGTGAAACATTAGAAGGGGAAAATGCGTGGTTTAATGAAGAAACAAATACTAAACAATCTATTAAAAAGAAGATCAGTTTTTGGAGTTTTCCAAAAATTTTAGTTATAGACTTAAAACGATTTAATAAAAATGTTCAACACTTCCAAAAAAATCAAATGTATGTTGATTTTTCGTTTGATTTAAACTTATCTAAATATGTAATTGGTTATAAAAAAAATAGTTATAATTATGAATTATTTGGCGTTTGTAATCACAGCGGTAGTGTTTTAGGTGGTCACTATACTGCTTATGTTAAAAACGCAAATAACAAATGGTATCATTATAATGATACACAAGTTTCAGAAGTAACACAAATTGAAACAATCGTTTCGCCCAAAGCATATTTATTGTTTTATAGAAAAAAGGTATAAAAATTAAGAAATATATCTTGAAACAATTATAAAACAAAAATAAAAAAACAATAGAATAATATATATAATGGAAGTAAATACAACATCAACAACTGATCCAGTAAATATGTATGATTATGTAAACAATTTAGTTTTAAATCCTGTGGTATTTATTGTTATTTTTATAATAATAGTAGCATATTTGGTTTTGTTTTCAGGTTTAGGAAATAATGGTGGTGAAACAAGTAGTAGTACAAGTAGTAGTGATTCAAACAACAAAAGTCAAGAAATTTTAGGTATTATTGTAATAGCAATATTAATTATATTAATTTTAATAAACGCATTTCAATACTTTTTTAGTATTGATATAACAGCTACAATAAAAAATTTTTTTACAACTAAACCTGAAATTGATATAGTTGTTGATCAAAATAACTATAATCCTACAACAGTTCCTGAAATAACATTTAGAAAACAAGTTTTTAATATCCCTGGAAATTATTATACTTATGACGACGCAAAGGCTATGTGTAAAGCATATGGATCTGACTTAGCAACATATAAACAAATTGAGGATTCGTATGAAAACGGCGCTGAATGGTGTAATTATGGATGGTCTGCTGAACAATTAGCGTTGTTCCCAACACAACAACAAACATATGATAACTTACAAGCAATTCCTGGACACGGTCGCGATTGTGGAAGACCAGGAATTAATGGTGGATATATTGCTAATAAACAAGTGAAGTTTGGTGTAAATTGTTATGGTGATAAACCTGATATAACGAATGAAGAAGAAGAGTTAATGAAGGTTACTACTCCTTATCCCGAAACAGTTCAAGATATGGTATTTCAAAAAAAAGTAGATTATTGGAAAAATAATATAAATGATGTTCTTGTATCACCTTTTAATTATAACACGTGGAGTGAAGCATAAATTAGTTTAATAATTGGTTTGTTCTATTTTTAATATTCATAAAAAAGTTATCATCAATAGAATAATTTTCTTGATAATAATTTATTCTATTAGTAATATTTTCATTTATTTTGTGATATAATAAAAAAACAAAAAATAACATATAAACAAATTGTGAAATCTCAACATAATATTTAAAAACAAATGTATATAAAAAATAAAATATATTACTTGGGCTTACCAAACGAGTGGGACAATTAGATTTTTTTGTAATAGTTTTTCTACATATAGGACAATTTTTATAAATATCAAACCATTTATTTAAACAAATTGTATGAACAAAAACATCACAATCGCAACTTTTAGAATATTCCGAAATACAAGACATTTTTTTGCTGTATTTATTATCTAAAAAATATTCATAACATATAAAACATTCATTACCGTTGGGTTCAACATTATCAATATATGCGTCATAAGTTAAAAATAGCATTTATACTATAATATTATTATATTGACAATAATATTATATAATTTAATATAGCAGAGTTATTTATTTTTGTTTTTGTGTTTCCTAGTTTTTTTCCCTTTGTTTTTATTTTTTATAAGCCTCTTAGACTGTTTTTTTGGTTTGTGTTCTTGTATTTCATTACCATTTACATCAACAGAAACTAATCCTAACAATTTATTATATAAATCGTCTGAAATAAGGTCGCCGCCTTTTTGATTGCTATCACTATCATCGTTACTATCATCATCATTATCACTATCATCTTCATTATCACTATCGTTGTCACTATTAACAATTGTTTCATTATGATAATTTGAAGAGTTATGAGAACCACCTGTTTTCAAATAAAAAGCGTGAACAGGAATAGCTAAATCCTTAAATAAATCGGACACTTGTTCTCCTCCACCTGTTTTATTATTGTTTAATGTTATAATAGGAGATTCACCCATTTTTTTTAATATATTATTCAAACTAAAACCTCCACTATATATTCCTCCTTCTTGATCTTTATAAAAAATTAATTCATTTGCTCCAATATTCTCAGTCATATATAAATTAATTATATAATATTTAATTATTAGAAACCCGTTTTATTTCAGAAACTATTTTTGTTTCACGTTTATTTTTTAAATGTTCCATAATAAGTTTAACCTGTGATTCATTTTTTATAACCTCTCCTAAAGTTTTTTCTACATATTTAAATGTTAATGGTTCTGTTACTTTTGTATTAGCAAATTTAAGTTTTCCATCACTTATTTGTATAACTGAAGATGATAGATTATTAGCAGAAGCATAATTTATTAAATTGTCTGTTGCTGAAGAGCGTTTTTCTCTCAATTCCTTTACTTTGTCATTTAGTATTTTTAGTTGATTATCAATTAAAATCCACTGTTGAACTTGATTTTGAAAACTCATTATAAATAAAATATAAAATAAAATAAGAAATAAAATTACAAATAAAATATATTATTAATAAAATGATTTTGAAAAAGTCTTATAATTACGGCTTAACCAAAAAAGTTGCGTTGTTTACAAATGCTAGAGATGAACTACATATAAAAGAATGGGCAGCACATCATTTATTAATTGGGTTTGATCAGATAATTATTTTTGATCACAAATCAAAAACTCCATTAACAAATGTATTTCAAAATTTTGACAAACGGGTTACTGTTGCTAGAATTGATACAGACGGTGCTATTAAAATGCCATTAATGAATAAAGCAATTAATATTGCTAAAAAAATAAATGTTGATTGGTTTATATATTTAGATGCCGATGAATTTATAATTTTACACAATAAATTTAAAGGTATTAAACATTTTTTAAATATTTATGGTCGAGCCCATTCTGTAGCGATTAATTGGTTAATGTTTGGATCAAACAATTTAGTAAATGAACCAGAACACATATTAGAAAGTTATACTAAATCTGAATTAAAATTACATAATCACGTAAAATGTTTTGTCAGACCAGAAGAAGCAATAAAAGCAGATGTTCCACATTTTTATCATATAAAAAATCCTAATAGAATGTATGGTTTAAATGGACGTATAAATGTGGGACATTCTAATAATTTACCAATACCGTTTTATAAATCTCCAGCATATATAGCACATTATTATTCACAATCAGAAGAAACATACACAAAAAGAAAACTTTCTATACCAAGAGATGATACAGGAACTATGAGAGGTGGTGATGCTAAATCAATACATAATTCAAGTAATGATATTGATAATTTACATCCAAGTTCTCGTTACTCTGAAAACATAAAACGGTTTTTAGAATATTACAAATAAAGTATTTATTTATTAAATTTAAATAATTTATTTAATGATGACGACGTTTAGTGCGTTTTCCGCCTTTACCACGTCTTCTATAACTTTGCTGTAAAGCCAAAATTCCTGCTGGAACAATTGCTTGGTTAAATATTTGAGACCATTGACCGCCTCTTCTACCTTTTCCTTTGCCTTTTCTACGTGTTCCACCTACAGATTTACCATTTGTAAGAACTAAAGCATTTCCATTTTCATTACCGCTAAATGTTCTCTCTAATTGTCCATTTGTTGAAGAACCTGCGATTCTATTTACATAGCCAGCAGCACCGCCACCACCACTTCTATCCTTACTTCTACTCTGATTTAAAGCTACTAGCGCAAAGGGAACAACAGCTTGATTTGCGATTGAAGATAATCCTAAAAACCCTCCCTTTCTACGGCTTTTTCTAACTTTTACCATTATATATATATATCATACATATAAAAAAGTGTAACTATAGCATTTTATTTAATAATTTATTATTACGCATTAAAAATACTAGTATAACTAATATTGCTAAAATCATTATGAATATTAAAAATACAAGCCCAACCGTAATATAAATATACGGATTTATTTCATATAAAATATAACTAATTAACGGTTTGACTAAAACCATCAATTCATGTTTTACATCTTCTCTTTTTAAAATATCTAAACATTGCTGAAATATAGAATCTCTCATAATAATTATAAACAAAATTATTATGTATTTTTTGCGTGTTTATACAGTTAAAATTTTCTATAGAACAAATAATGGAAAATATTATACAACCAAATGAACAATTTGATTTTTCAAAATTAACTTTAGCACATCCTACTGGGATACAAGGAGGTGCTTATTTTACAAAAATAGAATACAATAATAAACCATTATACATTCAAACTAATAAAATTTTAACAAAAAATGGTTTTGTAAAAACTGGCAAAAAATATTATTGTGATTTAATGTTTGACAATAACTCTGGACAAATAATTAATTGGTTTGAAAATTTAGAGGAAAACTGTCAAAAACTTATTTATGCCAAATCAGAATCATGGTTTCAGGATGCTTTAGAAATGACAGATGTTGAAAGTGCCTTTAATTCTGTGATACGTGTATATAGGTCTGGTAAATTTTATTTAGTCAGAGTAAACGTTAAAAATTCACCAATATCACACGACCCAGTAATTAATATATATGATGAGAACGAATCACCGCTTACGTTAAAAGACGTAACACCTGATACAAATATTATATCTATTTTAGAAATTCAAGGTATAAAATTTACATCAAGAAATTTCCAAATTGAAATAGAAATTAAACAGATTATGGTTTTAAGTAGTGAGCAGATATTCGAAAACTGTCTCATTAAAACAGACAAAAATAATACACTACTTACAAATAATGATACAAATGTCGTAGAACATTTAGAAGAACAAAATAAAAAGGAATTAATCACTACTTCAAACGAGATTATGTCAGCTGAATTACAAGATTTAACAAAAATAGAGAGAGAAACACAACAAACACAACAAACACAAAGTGAAGATATTTTTAATGAACCTTTAAATAGTTTAGAACAAGTTGATATAAACACAAATAATTATATAGAACAGTTATTCGATAAAGACCCTTCTTTAGATATAGAAATTGAAGAACTAAAACTTGAAGATTTGGAAGAACCAAAAGAATTAAAAGAGGTTGGCCTAGAATTTGGATTAGAAAACAATTTAGAAACTTTTAAACTAAAAAAGAGAAATCAAGTTTATGAAGATTTGTATAAAGATGCTAGAAAAAAGGCAAAAAATGCGAAAAAAATGGCAATATTAGCATATTTGGAAGCAAAAAATATTAAGAAAACATATATGATAGAAAATTTAAATGACAGCGATAGTGATTTTGACGCAGAAATAGAAGAAGTTTCAGAAAGTGAATTAGAAGGACTTTAAATTTAGGACATATTCAATTCTTTAGAAATGTTAATCCTTTTTTAAGAATACATTAATTAAATATGTATTCTTAAAATTATTTTATCATTAATTTTATATAATGAGTGTCTCCTTAAAAAAGCTATGGAACGATTATGGTATTGGTGCAATAATAGTTTTATTTATTATCGCTTATGGCGTTAGTTTATTAGCAAAATATTTGTCATCTAAAGGAACATATGGTTACGAAAATAATCAAAACATGCAACAACAATATAAGAAAAGTCCTCAAGGAGCAAGTAGAGGCTCTGGAAATGGCGTTCGTGCTGCTGAACCTTTAGGACAAAATGAAGTTTTTGCTTCTGCCAACGGAGCCCAAACAAGCATGCCAGGTCTTCCCCAATCTTGCTCCACACCTGGTATTAACAACCCATCTGAACTTTTACCAAAAGATACAAATAGTCAGTGGGCTCAATTAAATCCTTCCGGTAAAGGCGAACTTTCTAATGTTAATTTGTTAAAATCGGGTTACCATATCGGTATTGATACTGTTGGACAATCTTTAAGAAACGCTAATTTACAAATTCGTTCTGAACCACCAAATCCACAATTATATGTTGGACCATGGAACCAAAGCACAATTGAAAGTGACTTTATGAGACCTCCCCTAGAAATTGGCTCTGGACCCCAATAAATTATTTAAATGCGTAATATTTGTAACGATAGATAAAATATATAAAAATTTATATATTTTATAACTTCATAATATTAACTTATATTATGATAGGTGGAAAATTATGTGATATTTTAGTGGACCAAAGTAATGATGATGTTTTTACATTAGGTGATAGTGTTTATAGAGGTATATATGTTGATAAATATAACCCAAATGTATTAATAAAAATAATACAAGATAAAAACGAGTATATATTATCTAAACTTTTAGAACATAACGATTTTATTCCCAAAGTTTATGGTTATTATAAATGTAAAAAATATATTAGTGTTCCAAAATACACTTTAGAACAACAGAGGATAAAAGCTTATAACACGTATCATCCAAATGACCAAAAAGATTTAGGTGAAATTAAATATGGCAACAGTAGAGAAGAGTTTCCGCAATATTTAGTTATGGAAAGAATACGTGGTCATACTTTAGTTAACCTTAATATTGACACTATTAAAAATTATATAGGTGAAATATACAGGTTGTATAATATTTTAGCAGATAAAGGCTTTATATTAGAGGACCTAGCAGCAAGAAATATTATAATTTCCCATACAGGGAAAGTTTATTTAATTGATTTTGACCCTGAACTAACAAATAATACATTAAATAGTATTCCTATTAGTAAAAGATTATCGAAAGAAAAATTAGAAAAGATTTTAATCGATGAATTAAAAGAAGAACAATTAAACTTTAAACGTGGTGGTAAAACTAAAAATAAAAATAAAACTAAAAAAACACATAAAAAATATACAAATAGAAGGTTGAAATATAAAAAAACTATAAATAGAAAGTTGAACTATAAAAATAGAAAATGAAAATGAATAAAAATTATCATAATTTAGTAAGTTATATATTTTACAATAATAATAATAATTGTAAAATATATGATTAAACACAGTATATTTTTTTATATTTTTATTGCTTTTTTATTAATTTTATGCCTCAAAATTTATTATGAATCTGACGCTTTTAATTTAAAATGTATTATTGCTACAAAAGATGGAAATACATATTGTGTTAGAGAGAGAGAGAAATTGGAATTGGCAGCAGATTTATTGGCAAATGTTACCGCAAAATGTAAGCAATTGGTACAATATATGAAACAAAAGTATCCAGATGAACCAAGAGTCAAAAAATTAGTTGAAGGTTTTAATCCAAAAAGTATTAGTGAAACTTTGCCCACAAGTGAAATGACCGCATATAGTGAAAATAAGGGGGAAAAAATTGCGTTTTGTTTAAATACTGAAAAAGATAATGATACATTAATCGATTTGAACACTCTTACATTTGTGGCTCTTCATGAACTTTCACATATAATGACTACTTCAATAGGTCATAAACAGGACTTTTGGCAAAATTTTAAGTTTTTGTTGGAAAATGCTGTAGCAATTCATATTTATAACCCGATTGATTACAAGAAAAAACCTAAAAAATATTGTGGTATGGATATTAATGATAATCCATATTATGACTTAGTTTAAACCTATTTACAATTCATAAATATTTTATCATTATTGTTATTAATAAAAGTATTTCGTTCAATAATATAATAATCTTCACTACTTTTACATATTAAATTAAAATATTTTATTAACTCTTCATCTGAACAATCATCCATAGAATAACATTTAATCCTATCTAATTTTAAATTATCTAATTCTGAACAAATTGTAGTATCTTTTGAGTCATATTTATTATCTAGTAAAAATATATCATTTTTTGTATTAGAATATATTTCTTTTATTTTATTATAATTTTTATGAAGCGTTTCTAAACCAATAATACAATATTGTGTATCATAATTCAGATTAATTAAATCATTACAATATAAATAATTATAATCTGTTCGTTTCCAAATTGGTTTGGATATATTTTCTTGAGTATTTGATTCGTATGATTGATTTAATTTCATAATATTATCAATATCATATGAATTATAACAATGATTAGTAAGATGTAATCGTAATCTATTTATCTCTGAATTACGTATTAATGAAAAATTATTATTATTATTATTCATATATTGAATATAACCTAATTTATGTATTTTAGCCATTTTTGTATTAACAGCTGTTCTTAATAATAGTTCATAGTCATCGCTAATTGGTAAAAATTCGTTATAATTTCCTATTTCTAAAAGTGTATCTTTGCGCCATATTCGCGGATGATTAGGAACTGATACAATATGACTTAAAGTAACATTATTAATATTTGGACTAACAGCAACATTAATCCATTTATTATTATATTTTTGTTTATAATATCCAGAATAGCCTAAAGCAAAATGGTTTCCATAAGAAAAATTATCACCATTTTCATAAATATTTGTAAAATCCATATAAACAAACCCAATTTTAGAATTTGATTCAAAAACTTTAGTTGCGTCTAACAATACATCTGGTAATATTTCATCATCATGATCTAACTCTAACACGTATTTACCTCTACATAAAGAAACTGCTTCATTTTTTACATTACCGATATTTCCACTATTTCCACTTCGTTTATATAATCTTATTTTATTTTCATATAAAAATAAATTTTTTAAATATTTAAAATGATTTTCGTCAGGGGAATCATCTAAAATAATCCATTCCCAATCTTTTAAACTTTGAGTTTTAACACTGTCATATACTCTTTTAATTTTGTCATATGAATTATAACATGTAGTAAATAAAGAGAAAACAGGTCTAGCATTAATATGTGGTTTTATTATATTTAACATATAACAATAATTTACAGAAGAATTAAAATCATCTATATTATTTATTTTTTCAAAATGTAGCCATCTATAACGTAATCTATCTGAAATAATTTCATTAACATCTGTATAATATTCTGACTCATTATTTCCAAAAGTAATTAACAAATGAGTATCTGAAGTATATAGTTGATTTAATAATAAATTATTATTTATAATAGTTACTGAACAAAACAATTTTTCTGTGTTATTTTTAAAAAAACTATCAATATAATCATATTTTTCATACCTAAACAGTAAAATACGAGGATATTTCATTATTTATATTAATATTTATGAAAATAATTATTAATATAACCCGAATAATTCACCGTTTAAATGTATAATTATTTAAAGGCAATAGCCATATACTTTTGTAATGAATCAATAATTTTACTTAACTTTTCTAGAGTAATTTGAATTTTTTCCATTTTTTTTTCGTTTGGATTAAAGTCATTTAAATTATAAACTTTACTTAATTCATCATATTCATTTAAAAGACCTATGGATTCTTGTAAGAACCTTTGTAACATTTCATTACATTCATCTTTTGACAAATACATATTTATAATATTATTATTTTTAATATTATAATTTAAACTAATTTAATTTAAACTAATTTAATCATAAAATAATAGTAACTTTATATATATGTCAAAACAATTAGCCAATAATACATCAAATACTTCTTTTGATATAAATCCTATTTATAAAGTAAATTATTTAGTAGATGGTGTAATTAATACAATTTATGTTTTTATTGGTAAAAAAATTACAAAAATTGGTAATGATACTGATTTATTTGAAACTATATTTACCGAAGAAGAAAATGAAATTATAACTAAAAATAAAATACAAGTTGTGTTTTCTGAACAACAAATTCATCCTGATGATACAATCGGGGTAATTAAACTTAAAATATTGAATGAAATTAAGGATAAAGCATCGTTGGATGAAATTTATTTATTTTGTCAAAAAATAGAAACTTTAAATTCTGTAAATATTTACCAGTCATTAACACAAAATAAAAAACAACCATTAACACAAGTTAGATTAAATCAATTTATTTCAAATATTATTGGTGATAAAAAAACAAAAAAAATAGAGCCCTCTGTGAAAAAAGAAACTTACGACTATGATGATATTTTAGAAATGAATCTTGACGGTAAACGTTATTTAATAAATAAAGCGCTTGGAATGAAATATTTTATTGTTGAAAACGAATATCCTTTTGTGTCAAATCCATATGACGTTACCGAGTATGATTCTTTTTTTGAAAAATTTTCACGTAAAACATTATCAACTCTTAATAGTAATTTACTATTAAACACCGGAGACATTTATAATAATAATATTTTTTTATGTTTGGCTAAGGATGTGCTTGAGCATTTAAGTGAAAAATTGGTTCCTGAAAACACTACTATTAAAATTTACTATCCGTTTTTGAATAATAAAAAAATTTTTTCTCTAGAAAAACTACTAGATTCTGAACAGGAATTATTAGAAACTAATACAACATTATTATTAGATAATGTTTTGGAAATTTTTAAAAAAGTAGACTTGTTTTACGACGTGTATAAAATGAGAAAAAACGAAATGAAATATACTAACAGGGGTATAAAATTTATTAAGGTTGTTATGAGACCTGCATTTACTATTAAATTACCTCTGGATGTAATTTTTAAAATAACACACGCTACAGAAATAAGTCCTTTAATTAAATACAATCCTTCTAGCAGACAAGAAAATGTTTATAGGTTATACACTGCTGATAAAATTTCAACAGATGGAAGAAAAATTCCATTTCTTAAAAAAGGAACTATTTTTAAACAAATGAAGAATATTGGTAAAAATAAATCAGTTTCTATTTTTATTGAATTTTTATTAGAAGAAAATACACATTCTATGGTTTGTGAATTTGATGAAAATGGGTATATAACAATTACCTCTGAGTTTAATACATTAGTAAATGAACAAAAGATTGAACAACTTTTTAAAGATCATGTTAATCCAATTATACAAGAAATTAAAAATTATCTTGAACAAAGTGGATATAAAATGTCTCTTTTTAATAGTTTGAGTGATGAAAATGTGGAAGTTAGAATACTTACTTATGAAATGAAGATACAATTAAAAAAACCTTTCAATATTGAATCATTTAAAGGATGTATTTCAAGTGTTTTTAATAATGAATCATCTGATTTTAAAAGTGGTATTCATTTGCGGTTTAAAAGAGTAGCAAATTTTAATAAAGTTACTAGTCAAGAAGCATTTATTATTGAAAAGAGAGACGAAGGATACACCGCTCGTGAAATTGTTGATGCACTCTTACAAAATTATCCCGATGATTTAAAAAAAACAGATGCGGAACAACTTGTAATGAAAGTTGCGAATGAAGTTAGAACTGAAAGAGGTGCAAGAAAAAGTGAAATTAAAATTAAAGACAATCCTGGGTTTAAAACTACTATAATGTTAGAGAATAAAACAGGTGTAATAAGTATTGTTATAGAAAATATTAATGATATAAATTATTTAACAACTATACCTATTTATTTAGATACAATTTTACGTTTAACACAAGACGAGAAGAGTACAAATTACCCTATTAAAGAAATAAATAAAATATGTTCATCTCAAGAAACAGAAGACATAGAGATCCCTGATATTATTTCACCTCTAGAAAGTCAAGTGGCAAATTTTGAAGAAGCTATATTAGATGAAAATAGTGGAGAACTGAAACACGTAAAATCTAGTGAAGATTTATCGAGTGATATGGAAGACGAAAAAGCAAAAAATGCTCTTTCTTTATTTTATGGAGACGATGAAGATGAAGAAGAGGAAGAACAGGAAGAAAGAGGTGGTGCGCCTAAAAAGACAAGCAGTAGTGATCTTTCTATTCCATCTGCTTCATCTAGTGAATCAAAAAGTTCTATTCCATCTGCTTCATCATCTAAAGCATCATCTGCTTCTCCAGAAAGTATTAAACCGTTACAACAATTACCTGAGATGACTCCATCTAGTGAATCAAAAAGTTATATTCCATCTGCTTCATCATCTAAAGCATCATCTGCTTCATCATCTAAAGCATCATCCCCTTCTCCAGAAAGTATTAAACAGTTACAACAATTACCTAACGTGAGTTCATCGGTTTCATCTAATGAATCAAGCAAAACTAGTGAACAAGAAAATGTACCCGGTACCGATTCAAAATCATCTCAAGAATCAGAATTTATTGTTAAAAAAACACAGACTAAATCTAATAAAAAAACTACACCTAAAAAGAAGTCGTCGTCAGAATCAGAATCTGAATTAGATCTAAGCGATAAAAGTGATGATGAAGAAGACGAAGACGACGTTAATAATATACGAATGGATTTAGGAGAAGAACCTGTTATAAAAAATATTGATGGTATGAGTCTAAGAAATTACTTTCAAGATAGAATTGAAGAACTAGATTCTCCTTTAATTGTTAAACAAAAAATAGGAAACTATTCTATTTATTCAAAAGTTTGTCAATCAAACCAAAAAAGACAGCCTATTATTTTAACAGATGAAGAATTGAATAAAATAAAAAAAGAACAAAAAGGGTTTTTAAGACCAGAAGATATAATTAAATATGGTTCTGATAAAAAAAAACAATTCAACTATATTTGTCCTCGTTACTGGTGCCTAAAAACAAATAAACCAATAGATCCCAGAGATTTTAAAGAAAAAATAGAAAACGGTAAAAAAGTATTGGTTCATCCAACGTGTGGTAAAGTATTACCTCGAGTTGAAGGCAAAGGCAAAGAGGTTGTTAAACCAGGACATTATGTTTATGAATTCTATAAACCGAAAAACAATAATCCAGATTATAAAAGATATCCTGGGTTTCAAGTTGACAAACATCCAAAGGGTTATTGTTTGCCTTGTTGTTTTGATAAATATTTAACTGAGGGTAGAATAAGCGCTAATAGGAAATGTATGGATATGGAACCAGAAAATACAGCAAAAGACAATAAAAAGGAACAGGAACAAGATGAGTATATTAAAGGTCCAGACAAATTTCCATTAACTTCAGGTCGTTGGGGATATTTACCTGTTGCGATTCAAACGATGCTTCATGAAGTAAATGCTGATTGTCAAATAAGTAAAACAAACACAAATATAAAACAAAATCACCCCTGTTTGTTACGTCACGGTGTAGAAGTTAATGTTAAACAATCATTTATTGCTTGTATATCAGACGCAATATTTTTTACTCAGTACGTTTTAGATAAAAATGGGAAACCCACAACTGAAAAAGTAAAAATTTTAAGTATAGTTGAAATGAAAAACCGAATAATAAAATCTTTAACAATTGATAATTTTATTAAGTATCAAAATGGAAATCTAATTACAGACTTTTATAACCCAAATAAAATTGTTGATATAAGAAAATATGAAAATAATAATTTAGTAAAAAAACTTAATTTATCAAATGAAACTGACAAATTATTTTTCGAAAAAATAGTTTCTGCCTTTGAAAACTTTATTGATTTTTTAAAAGACGATGATGTAATAATAGACCATACATATTTATGGGATTTAGTTTGCCAACCCAATAAATATCTTTTTGGCAATGAAGGAATAAATCTTGTCATACTTGAACTACCAAAAGATGATATTACAAATAATGTTCGTCTTATTTGTCCAACAAATCACTATTCAACTGAATTTTATGAAGCGCGAAAATATACTCTGATTTTGATGAAAGAAGATGATTATTATGAGCCATTATATTCATATAAAATAAATAACAATAAAATTACGGTATCAAAAATGTTTAGTGAAAAGGAACCAAATCTTTCAAGCACTATGAGAGCAGTTTTTAAAGAAATAATAAAACCATTTTACGATAGCAATTGTCGTCCATTACCAAGCATGCCAGTAGAGTACCTAGCAAAAATCCCAATACCTTTATACAGTTTAATTCAAAAACTAGATAAACGCGAATACAAAATTTTAAAATTGGTTATTAACTTTAATGCGAAGGTAATTGGTGTTTTATCAGAAAGTCCTGAAGGTATTAAAGGATTTGTTCCTTGTTATCCAACTGCTTTAAGTGATAATTTAAAACAAAATTTAGATTACGTTTTAATGACAGACCCTAATTTGTGGAATACATATGAAAATACTGTAGATTTTTTAACTAATCTAGAAAAGAGAAGTTCAAAAAAAAGACAACAATCTGATATACCGTGTAAACCAGTATTCAAAATTGTAGAAGATGAATTGGTTGTTGGAATATTGACAGAAACAAATCAATTTATTCAATTATCACAGCCTGTTCCAGAACAAGATATTCGTTCAAAAAAAAATCTTATTTCTATTAAAGATAAAAATTACATTATTAACAAAAGCAACAATCCGATGGTTCAAAGTGATGTTGTAATTAGCACTTCAGATAAAGAAGATGTAGAAAGGATCGATTATATAAAAAGAATTAAACTAGAAACAAACTTTTATAACGTTTTTAGAAATACAATTAAAATTTTATTAAATGACTATCAACATATTAAACTAAGAAAGCAGATTGAATCTGAGTTATCTAGTTTTGTTATAATATATCCACAAAAGTTAAAAAATATTAATAGATTGTTAAAAGAATTAGTTAATGAAAGCATCACATTTACAGGAGATAAAAATTACTATAAACTTATTAATGAAGTATCAACATGTCTTGTTAAAGATGGAAATAATTGTAAGGATACACCTAATTTATGTGCTGTAAGTGAAAACGGCAAATGTCGTCTAATTCTTCCTGAAAAAAATTTAATAACTAACAAGGAAAATAAGGAAATTTATTTCGGTAAAATTTCGGATGAAATTATTAGATTTAACCGCATAAGGTCATTTATGTTTCAACCACAATCATACTTGTCATTTGAAAATATAGGATATAATTTGAGAGAAAATGAAATAATTATGGTTCAATCTTTATTAACCCAAGAATATTTTGAAAACTTAATTCCTGCTGTAATAAATAACTATGTAAAATTTAATTCATATGATGAAGTTGAACCTATTATATCTCAACAATATGATAATAATGTTTCTTCTCTTAATGCTGCTATAGGTAAAACAACTGAAAAAACGTGTCAAAAAAATGAAAGGGAACACATTACGTCAAAATTTTGGAAAAAGGGGTTTCCGGAAAATTTTAAGGAAATTATTTATAATAAATCAACTTACTGCACGTTTATTTGTATAATTGACTTAATTGAAAAAAAAACAGGTCAAAAAATAAGTGTTAATAAATTAAAAAATGATTTGTTTGAAGAGTATAAAACATATATAGAAAGGTTTTCTAAACAAATTATTGATATACTTATTTTAGAAGGTAAAAAGACATTAGGAGATCAAGTAAAGGCTGAAACATTATCATTTTCTAGTTTTATTTATACAGATAGTTATTTTATTACTCCTTTAGATATATGGTTATTAGTTCAAAAATATAAAATACCAACTATTTTTATTTCACAAACAACAATTAAGGTATTAACTGAAGGTAATCAACGTTCTTTTGTTGCTTATGGAAAAAAAGGCGATGATTTTGCTTTTATAAATATTCCTGGTTTAAGACCTCAAAATATTCCTATTTACAAAGTTATAGAGTCTGATAGTCTAGATGTATTTATTTCCGTCGATGATGTTAAAGATGGTAATTGTTTAGAACAATTAAATTATTCAATAGATAATATAGTAACGATTGAAGAATTTTTGAGCAATTTTAAAAGACCAATATTTCCCGCTAAAAAACCAAAGGAGAATAATGTAAATAGTGATAGCGATGATGATAGAGAAGTAATAGTTAGAAGACCTATAAAAAAAATAACAAAAAAGATTGTTGTTGAAGATTCATCTCCATTAATTGAAGAACATGAACCTGAAGTGAAATCACAAAACGAAGAAGATGTTGTAATTATTAAAAAAAAAACAAAGAAGGCTCAATATGTAAATAAAAGAGCAACTAAAACAAAAAAAATAATACCTGTAGTGAATAAAAAATAAATCTAATTAGTGATTAACTAACTGAATCTACATCATCATTATCATAATCAAAGTCATTTTCGTTTTCACTATTATCTTCATTATTATCATCGTAGTTATTTTGCTGATTTATTATTTCATTTTGAATTGTATCCAATAAATAGTTAAAATTAGTGTTTTGAATATCAGTATTTACATCAGTATCATCTTCGGTGTAACCCTGAGTATCATCTTCGGTGTAACCCTGAGTATCATCGTCGTAAGTATCATCCACAGTGTAAGCCTGAGTATCATCCACCGCGTTAGCCTGATTATTTGTATCAACTTCATCATTTATATTTTGTTCATATTCTACATTATATAAATTGTTTGTATGACTTGACATATAATTTGTTTCTTTATCATAAAAACATATATGTTTGTCATTAAATGAAATCTTGTCTATTTTGCTTCTTTTTTTACCTTTTTTATCAAAATAGTATTTCATCTCTACACGTTTTCTTCCAAATAATGTATTAAATTTTGTAAACCTTTTTAATTTTTTATCTAATACATTTTTTGAGATATATTTTTTCATTCCTATTAAAGAAAATTTATGTGTTAAATGTAATTTTAAGTATGGTTTAAATATATTGATTAACGTTTTCTTTGGAAAATTTGAATCAATACGAATTTTATATTTATCTTTTTGTGTTAAATTGTAATTTTTAATCATGATATTTATATTACTAATTAATACACTAGATATAGAATTATTTACAAAATTGTCTATAGCATATTCTCGTATTAAATATTCATACTCATTTGAAAACTTTTTTAAATCAAAATTTAAAAGGAAAAATTTGTGAAACAATTCTGGTATTATTGTTAGTTTCTCTCTAATATGAAAATATATGTTGTATAGAGTAGACTTATTAAATGGAATATTATTATACGGATTCTTTGATATAAGTGGTTCTAAAAAAAACATCGGTGAATTGGTTAAATTAGTATTTATAATATTAATCAAATCCATAACATTAAATAAATATTTGTTGTTGTTTTGAATTAAAGAAAATGTATACCGACTTTTTAAATTTATTGGATTCATAGATAAATCTGTATCAACCATAACTTTTGCTTTTTTAAATCTATAATTTTGCGCTAGTTTTGAAAAAGCAATATATGTTTTTTGTATTTTGTAAAAATTATTTATGAATTCCTCTCTATCTTTACTTTGAAGAAATATATTTTCAAGTGTTTTCATAAAATACCCATACTTATTTGTAATTGAATAATCTTGCTTATATAACATGTAAAACAGAATTGATTGTAATGACAAAAAAAATGTTTGTGATGATATTTCGTTTCTTTGGTTAAAATCTATAATTTGTGAATTATGTAAAGTATCGTGAAACCCAAATATTTTTTTTATTATAAAAAAAAATGTATTCATATAATTAATAAAGTTATAATTTTTAATATTATTATTTATTTATTAATAATAATATTTGTATTAGAGTAAATGATATTTGTATTAGAGTAAATGATATTTGTATTATAGTAAATATTGAATTTTATAAATTATATTTTTAGAATCCAGGATTGTATGAATTATCATTACCCATATCTTCAGCCTTAAGACTAATAACATTATTTTGTATCGTAATTTTTGTAATAGCACAAGGGTCATCCGGATTTTCTACTTGGCCAAAGAACTCATCGATTGCTTTTTGGTCGTCTGGTTGAACATATTCACTTACAGCTTCAAGTCTTTGCATTTCTTCAATATCAAGAACAACTTGGAATGCGCTTGTTCCAAAGAATCCTTCTTGGCCACACATCACATTAGCAGAGACACCACGTAATGTATCTAGTTCAGCGTGTCTAGCAGCCTTTAAGAACATTTCAGGTGTCTCTTCAAAAGATGCTTTCGCAATCGGACCAATATCATCTTTATTAATTCCGTGTCTAAATATAGATATCATTTTATTTGTAAATGTCATTCTGTCGCACAATACACTATAGTTGTGATAATTAATATATGTTCCATCAAATGATATGACATCAACAAGTTCGTTGAATATTGCTTGTCTTGCTGCCTCAATACCGAGAACATTATAAATTTCTACAACATCATTACTAAATGTTCTCTTGCTGTCAATATAATCAAG